ATGGCGGCCGGTCCATTCATCCAGCCTTGCATTCCGACCTTGGTCGACGCGCCGCCTGAGGGGGATCGCTGGACCCATGAAATCAAGTATGACGGCTATCGCACCCAGATCCATCTGAGTGGTGCCAGAGTCGTCGCCTATACCCGCAACGGCGTCGACTGGTCGAAGAAGTATCGTGGCGTTCTGACAGCCGCTCGCGACATGATTTCGCGGGATGCCATACTCGACGGCGAAATGGTCGTGCAGGACGAGACCGGGCGGTCCGATTTCAAGAAGCTTGCCAGCGCCATCAGATGGGAAAGTGCCCGCCTGATCTTCTATGCCTTCGATCTGCTCGGGCTCGACGGGAACGACCTCCGCAAGCAGCGCTGCGAAGACCGCCGGCAGCAATTGCACGAGCTGCTCGGCGATCCACGGCCCACGTCGCCGCTGCAATTCAGCCAGTCCTTTGAAGGCTCGGGCGCCGAGTTCTTTGCTGCAGTCGAAAAGATGGATCTCGAGGGCATTGTATCGAAGCGCCGCGCCAGCATTTATCGGGGCGGCGACAGCAAGGACTGGCTCAAGACGAAGTGCTATGTCACCGGCGAGTTCGTCGTGATCGGCTATGAGCGCAAACGCGGTGCGGCGCCGTCCCTACTGCTCGCGATCGAGGCCGACGACCGCATGATCTATGTCGGTCGTGCCATTCCGGCCATCCGCCAGGAAAAGCGCGACGAGCTATGGCAAGCCCTTGAGCATCTGCATACCGCCGCGTTTGCGGTGCCGATCGGAGCCGGCAGAAAATCCGCGGTGCCCGTCCATCCGGTTCTTCATGCCGTAGTCAGGCACCTCCGCGGTGAGGAGAAGCTGCGCCACGCCACGGCGACAGCGGTTCTTGTCCCATAAACGCAAAAAAGACCCCCGCCACCTTTCGGTGACGGGGGCGGATGCCGATGGAAGCCGGGCCTATTGAGCCGGCGTGAAGTCCAGATAGAAGGTAGTGCCTGGCTCAATCCTACCGACGAGAGCGGGATTCGCGATGGTCAGCGTCAGTTCGCCTTGCGGTGAGAACTTCGCGTAGGTGTTGTCTTCATCGCTGCCGTCTGCCGGGTAGCCGCTTGGCTTGCAGACCGCAATCATCGTCACCTTATCGGCGCCGTCCCAACGCTCAACGCGCGAGACCTTCATTTTTGCTCTCATAGTTGTGGACATTTCAGTCTTCTCCTTAGTTGATGCCCGGTACCGCCGGGCGCGGATCTTCGCTATGGCGGGGGCCGGCCGGTGATCGCGTACCAGGCCGCTGCTGCGCCAGCGGCGGCGGCGAGCAGGTTCCTGCCGATGGCCCAGGCCGCTTTGCCGAGCGTCCCGGCGAAGGCGACGCGATCGCGCACCTGCGCGTACTCTGCGGTGGTTGGCCTGATCGCCTCGATCGACTTCTCGACACCATCCAGCCGGTGCTTCAGGCCGTTGATTTCGATGCGCAGGTTTTCTGCGGCCTGGTACTGCAGTTTTCTGGATTCTGCGGCCTCGGTGCCTTGCTGGGCCAGTACAACAAGAGCCTTCTCCACCGCCTTCAACTGCTCCTCGACCCGCACCTGACGCTCCCCAATCGTCTCCCGACTACCGCTCATCTTCCTCGCCTCGCTTCCAGACCGGCTTTGGTGGTGTCCCAGAACGCCGCACAGCGCGTCACACGGCCGTTGGCCCGATCCAGGGCGTCATCGGCCCGGCGGATAACCGTCCGGGCCTCGGAGCCCAACCCACGGGCCGCGTAGGGCTCCTTGCGACGACAGTCCTGGGGGAGATCGGGCAAGACGACGCCGGCGTCGACGCGCCCTTTGGTCCCTGCGGCCTGCCTCATCGCGGCATCAACGCATGAGAAAGCGGAGATCATCGGCATCGAGACGGCAAACGCGACCCCGATCAGCAAGTTGCACTTCATACTCGGCCTCCTTCTGCTGGCTGGCGACGTCGAGCTCGGCCTCGCGGGCTTGCGCCGCCGCGAGCAGCTCCGCGAAACCCTCGGTGGCGACGCGGCCGGCGGCGAGCTGCCGGTGTGTCTCGGCGAGCTCGGCCTCGGCGGCGACCAGCTTGGCCTCCTGGACCAAGCCGGCGCGTGCCGCCTTGCGCTCCCTGTCGACACGGCCGTCGGTGATGACCTCGAGCGCGGGACCCAGCAGCGGGATGTCGCGTAGTGGGCCCAGCGGGATCCCCTCATAGATCACCAGCATGATCCCCACCGCTACCGCGGCTCCGGAGACCGTCGCCATGATGTCTCGAACGTTCCCGACGATCATTCGACACCGCCTTTCGGCGCCGCCGGATCTGGCTGGACGACAACGACGGTCTGGTCAGGCGCTGGCGTCGGTTCCAGCGGAGGATCGGAATACGGGCGAGCTGTTCTTGTCGTCCAGATCGCAGCGATGTCTTGGGCCGTCGCGAAGCCGGTGTAGCCGGTCACCAGCACCATCACGACGAGCTGCCATCCCCAGGCGATGGTCTCGTTGAGGCGGGTATCCTTGGCATCGATGAGCAAGAACAGCTGGTAGCAAGCCCAGACCAGCACGGTATAGATGATGATCCGCCGCCACTTCCATGACGGCTCCCCGGTCTGCAGCGGCTTCGCCATATCAGGCCTCGTTCTGGGAAAGAGTGCCGTCGCTCCGCAGAAGTGGCAGTTTGAAGCGCTCCGGATACGGATAGACGCCGGGCCAGCGGTAGCCCTTCACGCGATCGAGGCTGAACGGCTTGATCGAGACGACATCGCCCTGATTGCCGCCGAGCACCATCAGATTGCCGCGCTGATCCTTGCCCAGGACGAACCCGACGTGACCCTGACCGCTGTTCGGGGATCCGCGCCAGAACACGACAACGCAGCCCTCGGCCGGCCTGTCGAGCTTCACTGGGAGCTTGAGCCAGGCTTGGGCCGATGCGCCGCTGGCGACCGGCTTGATGCCTGTTTCGGAGAGAACACCGCCGACGAAGGCGCCGCACCACGGTGTCTCGTCGTCGTCGAACGGGGCGCCGATATCCTTCCACCATTTCAAGACGTGGGCATTGTGATGCGGGCCTTTGACCTCGCGCTGGCCAAGATATTGGCGAGCGACTGCAATCCATGCTGGATCAGCCATGGTGGTGTCCTTTCGAGAGGATCGGGAAGCGGGGGAGGCGGCTTAGTCGCCGCAGGTTAGCATGCTGCAGATCACGGCACGTTCGGCGTCGGGATCAACTTGGTGGCGGTTCTGACAGGCGGTCAGCAACAGAGCGATGATGACGAGCGTTCTCATGTCGCCACGGTGCGGAACGGGTTGAACATCACCTTGATCATGTGCCGGCGGCCGTCGAGGGCGGACCAGTGCCAGCCCACCCAGATCTTGATGAAGCGTCGGCCCCACAGCATCTGGTCGCGGCGATACGAGAAGTAGCGGCGCCCATTGGCTGCGCGCATCACAACGAAGCGAGAGGCCGTCCGGGGTTTGTCGAATGCGGTCGTGGGGCCGCTATCCGAAACGATGACCATGCCGGCGGTGTCGAAGCCGAGCACCATGGCGTCGAAGCCGTAACCCGGGTTGCGCCAGAGCCACCAGCACGCCGTCTTGAATCGCTCCAGCGCTGATAGCGGTTTCAGAACCGAACCGTAGATGTCGTCGTCGTGGGTGTGCACCCATGCGAAAACCCAGGGCAGGCGCTCGATATTGCCGAGCGCCGCCCATGCCGCCCAGACGGGTGCCGTCACCATGACGAACAGATTGAAGGCGAGCGAAAGCGGCGCCAGAAGCGCGTATCGGAGGTACATGGATCGTTTCCTTTGGGAACTACGTTCTAGCTCCACTCGGCAGGACGCTAGAAAGTCGATTGAAAGGGCCTGAACCCAGGTCTAGGTTGGCTTGAGGAATGGCAAATTGGAGGGGAAATCGTGGGCCTAAGAACCTGGTTGGGGCTGAAAAAGCCACGCGTCCCCACAACAATGCCTGACGACGTTTCCCACCCCGATTTTTGGAACTCGCACAGTTACGCCCAGTTACAGCAGGATCGCTGGGTGCTTCACGAGCTAGGCGGGAAGCGCAACGGGTTCTTCGTCGAGGTCGGCGCCTTCGACGGCAAACACCTCAGCAACACCTACATGCTGGAGAAAGAATATGGTTGGACCGGCATATTGGCCGAGCCGAACCCGATGATGGCCGCTGCGATCCGGGCCAACCGATCTTCTCCACTTTGTGAGCTGCCAGTTGGCCAGACATCCGGCCAACTGGTCACCATGCTTTTTGTCGACGGAAACCCTCAGATATCGGCGATGGAACAGCATGCCTTCAACGATCTCCATGCGGACCTTCGCAAGCGCCACAAAAGGGTGAAGCAGACAACCATTGGCCTCAACGATCTGCTCGAGTCCAACGGGTCTCCCCGTCAGATCGATTTTATCAGTATCGACACCGAAGGTAGCGAGCCCGAAATCCTCGCCGGCTTCGACTTCGACCGGTACGATGTTCGCCTGTTCGCAATCGAACACAACTATACGCCGGCGCAAAAAGTGATCGACGAGATGATGAAATCCAAGGGCTATGAGCGTGTCTACGAGGAATGGTCTCGCTTCGACGCGTGGTTTCGCAAGTCACCCTAGATTGTAGGCCATGCGATTGGTGGCAGGGTCGCCAAGAAATCTGAGACCGACGGTTGCGGGCGCAACCCTGTAGTCACTTCCTCGAGCTCGCGATAGGCATGCGTCCAAACGCTGTCGCGCCATGCGACGAAAGCTGCTGCCTCCGCGGACCATGCCGCATTAGTGCTTCCCACGTAGGTCGCTATAGATACGGCGCTGTCGTAGCGCCGTTCTTGCGCCCGCGCATCGAGCAGCCTCTCGATAGCCGCCTTGTAATCATCCAGGCTAGGAAGCGGAGCCGGTCGAACCGTGATGACAGTCATTGGTCTTCCTCGGTCTCTTGAGCAGCGGCGACTATCGCCTCCTGCTCGGCAAACCACGCGTCCGCTCCAATACCGTAGCCGTCGGGCTGGCTGAAATCGGCGGTCCAGAGGTCCCGTTGCGATCGATCGGTCGGGATTTCGGCAGTGGCAATGATCCGGAACGGCAGTCCCGCAGGCACGTCCTTGCGAGCGACTTCTTGAACGGGAAGGCCGCTCTTCTCCGCCGGGATTAGGATCGAGACGCCGTCGCCGCTCGGATAAATGATACGCTGCATGTTTAGTCTCCGAAAACTACGACATTGACGGTGCCAGCATCAGCACCTGTGGCGATGGTTGGGTTAGAGGCGTTCTGAACGCCGATCTGAACAGCGGATGTGGTATAGGAGCCATCCCACTGAATATTGGCCAGAATGTCATTATTGGATGCGCCGCGAGAAACGGACACCAAAGCTGCATAATTGGCGTTGGACATAGGATTGGTGAAGTTTACCGTGTACCGACCAGCTGCGTTATCCGTGACCGATGTCACGTTGTAGCTATCGCGGATAGCCAACGTGCCGGTGCCGTTGAAGTTTACCCAGGCTTTCGCCATGCCCTGATGGCTTCCCATCGTCGAGACGGAAGGCGCGCGTGCCGTGTCGGTCCCAGTCGCCACTTCTGCGGCAGTGGCAAGCTCAACCAACCCCGCGAAGGTGGCAGATGCACCTAGGGCAGCTAAGTTGGATGGAGTCAGCGCCCGCACTGCATCGGCTTTGGCTTGAGCTTCGGCATCGGTGGCCAGCTCAACGAGACCAGGTGAGGTCGTTGTTGCCGCGATGAAGCCGACGATGATCCACGCGCCCGCCGCGCCGTTGGCGGCGCTGTCGTAATTCAGAACGTAGCGGACGCCATCTAGGATTTCTCCGCCGACCAAGGCGACGTCGGCACCAGCTACCATCTTCCGGATCGCCTTGGCACCGACGGTGGAAATGTTGAGCGTCGTTGCCCCGCTGTTGTTCGAGGCCGCCTCGAAGGTGACGACGTCGAGATCGGCATAAGCCGTCATTGCCACCGCTGGCGTCAGCGTCAGTGCATTCGCGGTGCCGCCGGCAAGCGGAAATCGTTCTTTTTCGCCAGGGTTGACGGTCCAAACTTGGTTGTTGGTGGTGTCGACGGCGAACATCGTGATCCAGTTGGTGCCGTCATAGAACTTGTACAGCCAGATCGGATCGAGGGTGTCGTCGAGCCACCGCAGACCAGCGGTGACGTAACTTGGTGCTGCAGGACCCTTATGACTGCTGTGGAGGGCGTCCCGCCACGACATCAGGTCTGTGGCAAGCGCGGTGCCGCTTTTCGTGGTCGGGTTGATGGTCCCGAAATCAGATTGGCTCATGCGATGATGCTCCCGTAGCCCTTGGCGACGTAGTCCATGGTGCGTTGGACCGGGGTGCCCCCGGAATTGAAGTACTGGATATGGAACCCGGTCGGCCCCTTGGCGGTGATCGCCTTGCGGTCACCGGTCGCCATGTCCTGGTCGTTGGTTCCGATGCCATGCAGCGATCGGAACGGAGGGCTGAAGGCGACATCAAGGCCGATTGCGGGAACAACGATATCGTCGCCGGCGATGACACGATCCGGCATGTCGATCTGGACCCGCAGGGTGCGGACTGCCGGAGTAATGAAGCTGTAGTCGGCAGTGCCGTTTTCGGCGGCTTTTCCTTCCAGGATGAGCCGAAAACGAAACGCACGAGTAGTGACGTCGCCAACCATGAATGGACGCCATGGGCTCCACAGCCCGAGGATCGGGTCGGCGCTTGTATCGGAGATCTCGAGCCTGACCTCCCATTCCTCGGGTTCGGAGTCATCGAGTGCAGGGACATCGGCAAGCGTCGTCCAACCCGACATCACGTTGGATAGGTTTTCACCGGTGGCATCGATCAGCGCGGTGACACGGGAAGTATAGACGTCACCGAGGTCGAGGATGTCTGCGAACTCGTAGGAGCCCGTCACGGCGACACCGAGGGTGTCGTCGTCGCCATCGCCTTCGGCCATCGATATGACGGAACTCAGGGTTTCCCATTTCGAGATCACGCTCGAGGAAAGCAGACGAAGCACTCCGCCGGATACTTCGACGTTCGTTTTCGTACCCGAGAATGTGGGCTCCTCGACGAGGACCTCGACGACATTGAGCCCCGCGATCTCCGAGATCCCGGTCTCCACCAAAGCGGCATTGGCGCTTTTGACGCCGGTCGGATACATCGCCTTTATGAGGTAGGTACCAACCATCGTCGGGACCTGAACGCTGGTACCCGATACCGACGGGATCAGTGTCGTCGCCGAATTCCACTCCACGGTCAGACCGTCGATGGAGACGAATCTGATCTCATAAGTGATCGCCGGCCCCACAACGGCCGCCCAGCTCAGCGTGGCCATGCCGCCGAGGACGCTGATCCTGAAATTGGTGACGTCAGGCGGCGCGTTCAGCAGCGTATCGATGGCGATCGTCGCCGACGTGTTCCAGCGCGACGGATCCCCCGTTACGAACCGGCAGCGGATCCTGAAGGTGTAGTTGCCAGGCGCGAGCCCTGTTACCGGGATCGTGGTCAGCGGCGCCAGAACAACAGGGCCGGCGCGCCACTGTGGGACGGCCTCGCTTTCGTTGCGGTACTCGATCTCATAGGACTGGATGCGGCCGAGGCTCGGCGCCGTCCAGAAGAGATGTACCGACGCCAACGAGCCCTCGGCCTCGCCCTCGATCTGAAAGAAGTTCGAGGGCGGCTGGGTGTAGGGATCGAAAGGTGTCGTGATGTTGCTTTCGAACGCCGGGATCGGTCCGGTGTCGGCGAGATAGATGCCAGGGGCGTCGTCGACGAGAGTGACGCGTGCCGTCATGTCCTCGGCCGGCTCGATGGCGAGGACGCGATAGACACCGCTTTCGCGGCCGGACTCGCCGAACGTGAAGAGATCGCCGGCAACTGGTAGAGCCGCGGTGCCGTCGAGTAGCAGGGTCGAGGTTTCGCCTGAAGCACCGGGCAGCAGCGACCGGATCAGGAAGGTGCCGTCGGCGAGCCTGATGCGGATCTGGTAGAGCTTGTCGCTTTCAAGCGTGATGAGTTCGTCGATGACGATGGACTGTGTTCCCGCATCGACGGATTTGACGCGACCGCTCGCGATTCCGACCAGCATGACGTCATGGGCGACGCGCACCCTGTCGGCGCGAGTGCACAGCAGGTTCTCGAAATCGACGCTGAGCGAATAGGTCTCGGGGCGAAGCCTCAGCTGGGCGATATGGAAGCGGCCGTGTTTCCAGATCGCATCTTCATCGGTGACCCCCGGAAACTCGATGCCTTCGAAGCGCGTCGCATTGGCGGCGGTGTAGCCGTCGTCGTAGACGATGCGCTCGTCTTCCTTCCATTTCTGCTTCGCGTTGATGAAGCGGACCCGCCAGGCATGCGGCAGCTCCTTGAAGTCGTGCTGGACCTCGAACCCCCAGCTGTTGCGCGGTGTAAACATCTGGATGACTGGGGTGTCCTGCTCGTCCCAGACCACGGACCAGAGGCCATCCTTGAAGATCGGCACCGCCCTGCCGGCGGCGCAGATGTCGGCCAGGGTATCGAACACCGATGCAGCGGCGACGCGGGGATGATCGAACATCCAGTTGTTGGCGACGCAGTACGCATGCCAGTTCTGCAGGGCGACGAGATCGATCGCGCTATCGGGACGCGGCCTCGCATTCGCGGCGCTCTGGAGAACATGCCTGAACAGATCGGCGGGATTCCTGGAGGGTTGGTTGTCGACCCAAGCCACACCATTCCACGACTTCACCAGCGAGGTCGCGACGCCGTTCAGAGTATCCAGCGTTCCGTTGAGCTGCGACGTCGCCTTGATCTTGATCGCAGTCATGCAGAGCGGCTTCGAGAACGTGATCGGCGCCCCGGTGCGGAAGCCTCGTAGCGCAGTCCAGACCACGGTCTCGATGACCCGATAGCCGGGATCGTCGGGATAGTCGCCGTTGACCTTCTGGACCTCGACCTCGTATTGGCCGGCGACCAGCCCCGAAACCTTCGAGTTTTTCCTGATGGTGTCCTGGTTTTTCGCCGTGGCAACAACCCCCGGCATGTCGGTCCAGGTCAAGGTATCGACGAGGCGATACCGGGCCGCCAAGGTCACTGTGTAGAGCTGTTGCCGGCCGCGATCGTCGGTGGCGCCGACGCCGTTCGGAAACACGAAGTCGATCGAAATCTCGTTGACGTTTTCCGCGGTGGTGCGCCGCTGCCAGCCGTCGACCTGCTTGAGATCGACGGAAAGAGGCTCCTCGACGACCTGGCGCGGGTACAGCGTCACCGGGGCGTCGCCGACAAGTCCGGTGCGGGTCTCGACCTCGACTTCATCGAATGACGACAGCGGGGTTTCCCCGATCTTGATGTCATCGATCTGCAGGGGGCCATAACCCCAGACGAACAGGAGCCGGAGATACTGGGTCTCCGCGTTCGATTCCGTGTAGGGCAGGGCGCCGTAGTACGGGCTGATCCGATGCTTGCCGAGGATCACCGGCACCGGTTCGAACGGTGCGGCCTGGTTCCGGCCGCCGGTCAGCGAGTAGCTCGTTTTCGGCTTCGAGAGCTCTGGGGGCCGTGGCGCAAACAGCGCGTTGAGCAGCAGCTTCACCCCGAAGCTCAGCCCGGCCATGATCAGTTTGCCGACGAAGCCGAGGCCGCCGATGAACGCCGTGAAGCCCGAGAACGCCGCCGAGAACGCGGCGAAGATCGGAGCCAGGAAACCCTGCACCGTGGGCCGCAGCGTAACCGTGGTGCCCGGCTTCGGCCGGATCAGACGCCAGCTCGCGGCCTCGACAGGATGGCCGGCTAGGTGGACGACAAAATCCGACGCCACCGACCTGCAGCCCGGCATATCGACAACGAGGTCGACGATCTCCGCGATGGTGGATCCCGCCGGCGCCCTGATCTCGATGCGCTCGAGACGCAGCGGATGCAGCGCGGCGACGACGCGGACCTCGTCGTCGTGACCAAGGATTTCGCCCGTCAGTACGGCGGGCACCGGCATCATGTTCATGACGGGGCCTCGTACCGGAAGAAGCCGAGGACGCGCCGGCGCAGCCGGAACGATCGATAGCTCTCGATGATGGCGCCGGCGCCCTGCTCGATGTGAAGCACTCGGCCGCCGCCGGCGACGACACCGACATGACGGGGGCGCCCGCCGACCGACATCAGGAGGGCGTCGCCGGCTTGCTCGGCCCCGCTAGGGACCTCGCGCCAGGTCTCGCGGTGGCCTTCGAGGAGGGCGACAACGGCGTCACCATCGGCAACGGTGAGGTAGTCGTCGCGGAAGCTCGGCAATACGATGCCGAAACGCTCCGCGTACACGATGGCAAGAAGACCCCAGCAGTCCAAACCATTGCGGTCGCGGCCCCGGTCAAGCCAGGGCAGGCCCACGAAATCGTCGAGGTTCATGCGATCAGAACAATCCTGGGAAGCCGCTGGGGTTGAAGGTATCGGCGGGGTAGGGCTCGTCGGTCAGGGCGTCGATCGACAACTCCAACGTGATGATGTTGGCGTTGTACTGGGCGCGCTTGATCTCGAAGTCGGGGTACCCGATCTCGACGTCGTCGGGAGACGATGCGAGAACGAGCTCGAGCTTGCCGAGTGCAGGAATCGAGATGCCCCTGATCTTTTCAACGATCTGTCGACTGACGTTCTCGATCATGAGCCGAGCTGTCGGCGCCCGCTCCCCGAGGTCGTCGGGCAGCATCACCACCATCGGGCAGAAGATGTAGGCGTCGCCCCGGCTTGAGGTCCCATAGGTCAGGGGCTCGTCGGAGAGGCGTTCCGTCGGATCGCTGCTCAACCGCAGTGGCGTCGGAAATGACGGATGCGTGATCGTGAGAAGCCCAACCGGGATCTCGGCGGTCTCCTGCGAGTTCATGGCCGCCCGCATCGTGACGGAGACGACGCGGCTCAAGGCAGAACCTCGAGATCAAGTGCGGCGACAAAAGTGTCGCCGCCCGGGCTTGTCCATGCCGGCAGGTTCATGCCGAAGCGCACCAGGATCGGGGCGCTGGTCAGCGGGTCTGGAAACGTGAATGGCAGGACACCATTCACCAGCGTGGTTTGCACAAAGGCGTCGAGAATCGCCCGCTGGGCCCCAGACATCATCATGCGGCCCTGCAGCGGCCCCGGCATCGCCGAGGAACGACGACGCACCTTGGCAGGGCCGATTTCGGGCTGGGAACGCAGGCGACCGTCGCCTTTGGCTTCGGAATAGCCCTCGGCCAGAAGATACTGCGGCAGCGTTGCCGGCCAGGCGTCGACCATCTAACGCCTCTTCAGGGCTTCGCGAGCCCCGAATTGGGACCGCAGGGTTGAGTTCGCGGCGGTGCCACGGCGGGAGAGTTTGTCGGCGACGACACGGTCCACGATGATGTCGATCGAGGTCGTGCCGTCTGCCTCTTCCCTCGATTCCGCTGTTACCGGCGCACCGCCAAAGTTGTTGACGTTGATGTTGACCTTGTTGCCGCCGCCGACGACCTGCCGGGCGTGTTCGAATGATTTGAACACCGGCTCACCACGACGAAGGATCGCGGGAACCTCGTCAGGGCCAAGCCCGGCGCCGGGGGTGCCGTTGTGATACCGGGGCGCGCCAATGAAGACGCGCGGATCGACGCCGGCACGGAAGCGGGTCGCGTAGCCGGCGACGCCGCCGTCGTGGAAGAGCCCCCACGACCCCGACAGGATGTCGGCCGTCGCCAGCGGGGAAATCCCGCTCATGAAGCTGAAGGCACCACCGGCGCCGCCGAACATGCCGGCGAGATTCTGGAACCACGATGACCCGCCACCCTGCGCCGACGACATGAAGGTCTGGATCTGTTGCGACAGCCCGGCGAGGCTGCCCGTGGTCTGCTGCAGTCCCTGTGCGGCCTGGTTGCCGGCCACACCGGTGCGCACCATGCCTGACGTCGCTTTCTCAGCTGTGCCGCCGAACTTCTGCAGGGCTTCCTCGGCGCCTGCGAGGCGGCCCGAGAAGTTGTGGGCGCCTTCGGGGTTCTGCCAGGAGAAACCCTTCGGCCGCTCGAAACCGGCGAAGGCCGCGGTGGCGCCACGGACATCCTTGCTGTTCATCAAGGCGCTGAGGGCACGGCTTTCCGTGGTCTGCAACTCCTTCCATGCAAAGGCGAGCTGGGCCTGAACGTTGCCGAGATTGCCTTTGCCGCCGATGGCGTCAAACAGCGCGCCGGAGCGATCGTTGTGCTGAAAGAGGCCAAAGGCTTTGCCGCCATCGCCGACGGCAAGCGGATTGAAAGCTGATTCCGCCTTCACGTTGCCGAGGATGCCAGCGATCTGATGGGCCGCCAGACCTTTGGAGGCAAAGAAATTCCAGACCTGCCCGGCGACGCCGCCGCCGGTGACGTTGTCGTTGGCCGGCGCGAAAAGGCGCGACACGGTGGAGGTGACGTCGCGCAAGCCGCCCCAGGCGTCGCCTCCGGTGCTGCCGCCTCCTGATTTGCCGCCGAGGCCGATGGCACCGAGAATGGCCCCGATGATGCCGCCGCCGGCGTTGCCGCCGGAGGTCCCACCGAACAGCGAATTCACCAGCGAGTTGACGAGGTTGTCGAGCACCTTGTCGAGGACACGGTTCAGCGCGTTGAGGATCGCGTTGCCAAGCGCCTTCCCGAAGGAGTCGCCCCGCATCAAACCGGCCTGGAAATCGTCGAAGAATCCACGGATGCCGGCGCGGAGCTCTTCGATGCGCTGGTTCTCGCGGATCGCCCGCGCGACATCGGAGTTGAGGTCGACCGGTAGCCCGGCGCCGCGCAGTCTTGACGCAATGCTCTGGTCGCCGGCGGACCGGAAGAGCTGGTCGCGTTCGAACTGAACCTCGCGCAGGAGGTTGGTCCGCGCGATCTCTTCGGCGTAGCGGCCGTATTCGGCCGCCTTCTGTTTGATGAGGTCGATCTCTTTCTGATCGGCCTCGATACCGTTGCGGGCGGCTTCCTCGCGCAGCTTCGAGGTGAGGTCGTACTCCATCCGGAGCCTGGCGACCTCACCGACGGTCTGGCCGATGAGGCTGATCTCGAGCTGCTGAGACGCCATGGTCTCTTCAAGCGATCGCGCCCGTTCCCGGCGCGCTTCGGCAAGCGCCTTTTCGGCGTCGGCCAAAGCCATCTTGCCGGCGATGTCGATGCGGTCCGCGCGCGCCGCAGCACTTTCGTTGTCGTTGTACTGCGCCCCGGCGGCGGCCCGTGCTGCCGCTGCCTTTTCTGCCGGCGATCTCGCCAGCAGGCCATCCAGCTGTGCCTGGGCAGCCGCACGACGGCGCGCCGCCGCGATGGCCTCCTGCGCCTCGAACAGCGCTAGATTGCCCATATCGTCGCGGTTGGTGGTGCCACGCGACAGCAGCATCCCATTGGGGCCACGATCGTTGAAGAGGCGTTTCAGCTCGCGATCAGCGGCCTGGATCGCCTCGGCTAGTTCCTTGAACGGTGCCAACGCCGCGATGGCATCAGCCGCGATTGCCTTTATCCCTGCATTCGATGAGGTCTGGCCGATCTCTTCGAGATGCTTGATGAGCCCGAGAACGTCGGGCCGGCCCTGGATCGTAGCTTTCTGTAGAGCCTCGAAGTCGATCTGCAGCGTCTTGAAGAGCGTGGTGCCTCGGAATTCGCGGGCACCAAGGCCGGTGAGGTCCATGTTCATGTTGATCGCCGACGTCACGGCTTCGCCGATGCCGCCACCACCGAACATCGTGGTCTTGTTGGCGGCGCGCAGCCGCTTCACCAGTTCGGTGAGGTTATTCTCGAGTCCGAAGGTGACCGCCCCGGTGCTTTCGCGGCCATACTTGCTGCGCTGGTCGGCGGCTTCACCCCAGAGGTCGCGGACGCGGCCGATGGCCTTCTCGTGATCTTTGAGGACGTCATCGAGCGACTTCGTCTCCGACTTCGACTTCGAGAAGTACTGGATCGCGGCGGCAGCGGCGCCGACGAGCCCGATAGTGATCAGCGAAACCGGGTTCACGATCGACAGCAGGGCGGCACCAAGCGTGCGAGCCGCGCCGGCGGCCCCTTGCTGCCCCAGAACAGCGGATAGCTGGGTGCCCTGCTGCAACGCGATCTGCAGCGGCGACATCCCCATCGCCGATGTCACCGCGATATCCTGGAACTGTGCCGCGACGTTCGAGGTGTTGAACTGGTTGGCGCCGAACCTGTTCTGGTTGGCTGCTGCCCTGTTCAGGTTCGCCGGACCCTGAGCCGTGGCGGTATTGAGGCGCTGCTGGGCCTCTCGCACCGCGTTGAGATCGACGATCTGCTTCTGACGAAGCGCCGAGATCACGCGCGCCGCATCCTGCTGTGTGGTGACCCCGCGTTTCACCGCGGCATCGGCGGTCAGCATGGCTCGATCGAGCTCGCGGGCCGCCGCGACCTGGGCCCGGGTGACCGGATCGATGGAAGCCCGGAGACGATCCCAATTCGAGGCGACGCGGCCCAATGAAGACGACTGCGCCATCATCATTTCGGTGGCCTTGCCGGCGCCGGCGGCAAGCTTGGCCTCGCGGTCCATCAACCGGTCGACGGCGGCCTGGGCGACGGCCATGGCACGGACGTATTCAGCCGAACCCTGCTGAGCCCCACGGGCATCAATGGTGAGTTCGGTTACGACCTGGTTCAAACTATTGCTCCGTTTGCGCGTCGGCTCGCGCCGCAAGGAATTCGTGGTCAAGCATCTCGAGCATTTCGATCTCCCACGGCGTGAACCGGAAACCGGTCAGCCGCTGGAATGCTTCGATCTCGGGATAGGTGAGGAGGGAGGGACCGAACCCGGTGTTACCGCGACGGTTCGAAAGCCGGGTGAACCGGTTCCAGAGATAGACGAGACACCATGGCAGCGGGGGGAGGTCGAGATCCTGTTCGAGCTGTTCCCTGCGTTCTGGCGTCCGGGCTCGAAAGAGGAGGCCCTCGATGTGTTCCTGCGCCGAGACGCCATCCTTGTCCGGCGCGGTGAGCGCAAAATATGCCTTCGCGTGGGCCTCTAGCTTGTCGCTGAGGCCTTCGTAAAAGCCTTGTCATCACCGATGACATCGATGAGCTGGATCAGAGCGAATCCCATTTTCGGGTGGAGGAGGACCTTGTATGCGGCCTCCTGCGAATAATGGATCGGCTCCGGCGAGATAAAGGCGAGCTTGACGGGGGTCCATCCCACGATCCGGCTGACAATCCAGCCGATGTTTTCTCGCTTTTGCTCTTCGGGGTCACGTTCCTCGGCCTTGATCTTTCGGCCGTTGAGCTGCTGCGCCTCGATGGCGGCCTGGCGCTTCATGCTCTTGCGAGCGGATTCGTTCGACCAGGCCACGGCCTGGGGATGGCTCGCATCGGCGATTTCGATGAACCAGCCAGAGCCCTCGGTGGTTCCTGGTTTCAATATCTCGTAGTGGATGACGTCCACGGGCACGATGCCGGAGAGATCAACGAATTCATCTTCAGTTTTCATTGCCATGGGGACAATCCTTTGTGGGGAAGGGTGGCGAGGCGGCTCCCACAAGCCGCCCCGCCGGTCGCATGCGACTTCGCCCGGCTGTGGGGCCGGATCGGGACTATTTCTTTGGAGGTGCCTTGCTTTCAGCGGGCTCGTCCGCTGCCTTGCCGGTCTCGCTGATCGCAAGCGCGGCGAGATCGCCGACACGGCGCGGCGGCCAGGTCACGACGATGCCTGATGTTGCACCGTCAACGATCGCGACGCGCAGCGCCTCGGCGGCATCACGGATGGCCTTTTCCTTCGCTTTCATGATGACTACCTTTCTCTGGTTCATCGGACTGGAGATCAAAGGGCATGGCCCGCAGATCATTGCTGATGCCGGCGTTTATGGTGCTGCTCGTGTCGACCAGCTCACCAAGCCTCGCCAAGAACCCGCCTCGAGGTGATGTCGACGCCATCGCGCTGCTCGCCCTGGCGCCGAGACTGTGCGGTCTCAACACCAAGGCGCGATGGGACGCCGCGATGACTGCAACGGCTACGAAGTACGGGATCACGATCCCCGCGCTGACCGTTCGGGTGAAGAAGGCGATGGGCGAGATATCTGAGGGGCTCGCTAAGTATCCCGGCGAGGTCGCCGGGACCTGTGCTGCGATCAGGCGGACCCGATAGATCAGGTCGCGTTGCTGACCTGGATCTTGATCTGGGTGGCGTCATAGGCGCCGCCCCTGTTGTCGACACCGACGAGCGCCGCCGGCACCGATATAGTCTGGGTGCGGGGGCCGCCTGCCTTTGCAAGCGCTGACTTGTCGACGGAACCCAGCGTGAAGTTCGGGATGTGGATCGACACGAAGCTTGCCGGTGCGGCCTCGTTCTCCTGTGCCAGGATATGCAGCGACAGCGGGTTCTCGTCGATGAAGTCGGCGACGGAGAGCAGGTCCTTCCGCAGGACGCTGAGGTTCATCGACACCATCTCGGTGCCCGTGAACACATCCGGTGCATAAGGCGACGCGCTGATGACGTCTGGAGCCACAGCCTGGGCATCGACGGAGAGGTCGAATGACGTCAGATCGAGGAAATCGACGCCACCCATCCTGACGACAGCCTCGACAACAGCGAGCGGCTCCCCCGTCGACGTCACCGGCGACGTGAAATGCGGGGAGGAACCCGACGCCAAGGCTTCGAACCTTCCGGTGCCCACCCAGGAGGTATCGAGCAGCAGGAGGCCGTTGGGCTGCATCGAGAGCCTGAAGCTCGACCAGATGCAATCCGTGAAGAGCTCGGACTGGTCGAGATCGTATTCGTGCTCTTCGACAGTGAAGTAGCGCCTCACCAGGTTGCCGGCGCCAGGATTGACGAGGACGCGGCCGGTGCGGGTGATCGTGAATGCGGTGTCGGCGACGGCGTTGACGGTCAGCGTTTCGGCAACGGTGATCGTGCTTGCGGTAAGTCCGGTGATCCTGAGGTTGCGGCTGTTGTTGCCGGCCGATGAATGCCCGGTCAGGACGACGACGTCACCCACGCGCAGTCCAGCAGTGATCCAGGAACCAGCCGCCGCCACGATCGTGTTGGCGTCCGTCGTGATGCTGGTGAGCCCAGCTGTGGCCTCGGTGATCGCGAGATCGGCGGCGCCCCAGGTCCCCCGCAACACGGCCTCGAAGATGTCGTCGAACCCGCCGACGGAAAGCTCGCTGCTGTACTGCGCGTTTGTCTTCTGTAGGCCATGCCGACCGCGCGTCGACATGCCGTCGCGACGGACTTCCTGGCTCTCGATCGCGGCTTTCGTCATCCGACCGCCTTGGCCGCCGGTCTGCCGGATGACCTTGGCGGAACCGCCGCTGGCCTGCTGGCCAAGCCCGGCCTGAACTTTGGAAGCGGCGTAGCCGTTCCAATTCTGAGAATATGCCATGTTTGGGCTCCTTGGAGATGCGGATCAGCCGCGATGCCAGTAGGTGAAATCGACGGTCATCGTGACGCGGAACCAATTCCCGTCGTCGGACCCGCTGTCGCCGTCGTCGACCTGCGGTGAAAGGCTGCGGATGTAGGAACCCTGTCCGTCGTCGTAGAACTTCGCGGCGCGGAAGATCTCGCCGATCGCGACGGCGTGTTGGTTCGCAAGGGCCTCGCCGTCGCCAACCGGCGTGAAGACGTGGACATAGATCAGCCCATCGTACCGCCAGCCCCGGTTCCCCTCGGTGCCAAAGGTCCAGATCTGGCTACCGAGGCTTGCGATTTCGAGTTGGGCCCACGGCAGCAGCTCGCCGTCTCCATTGGTCGGCGGCCAGGGAGCGGGGGGCTGCTCGTTTTGGAATGAAAGGCGAGTTGTCACCCAATTCGCCTCAAGCCGCGATCGGATCGCGGCCTTGGCTCCTGCGTAGTCGGCCATGTCTAGCGTTCCGTGATGACGAGGACCGGATATCGGAGGTCGCGGGCCTTCGATCCCCGGACGGCACCACCGACGACGGCGCGAAAGGTGAAGGTGACCTTGGCAAGATTGCCGTGTCGGCTCTGAACGATCCTGGCGGCTTCCTGATAGACCCGTGAGGTGCCGGGAACCCGCATCTTCATCGCCCCGACCTCGATTTTCCGGCTGTATGGCAACGGATTGCTGATCGAGACCTCGTCGCCCGACTTCCAGCCCTTCAGGTTCGCCACCGCGGTTCCGTTCAGGAAAAGCTGGTGCGCCATCCGGTATTCGCCGGAGAGCACCGGAGACCGATCGAACAGGGTCTCCATCGCGAACTGCGCCACGATATCGAGGCGCGGGTAGACGTAGTGGATGACGCCGTCGGCTTCGACGCTTTCTTCGGCGGCGCCGAGCCGGCCGTCGACGTATCGTTGAAACGATGTCGGGATGGGATCAGTCCCCATGACGCGGGCGTGCTCGCGTTTGGCGACCTTGACGATCTGCTTTCGGGTCGCCTCGAGCGTTGCCTTGGTCGCGATGCTGAATTGCTGGGCGATGCCAACAGAGCGGACCATCAGCCTCGGACCTGCAGTTCGATCCGCACCAACGTGCCCTGGATCCTGATCGGGTTCGGAGCGATGATCCGGCGCGGTGACCCGTCGACGACAACGAATCCGTTCTGCGGCGGCACCCCGAATGCATCGAGGCCGGTAGGCGACAGCACGACCTTGCTGTCGCCCTGCTGGATGATGCCGGCGATCTCGTCGGGCTTGTAGAAGCGAACCCGGGCGCGAACCGTGATCTGTCCCACCGCGGAATTCGTCTTCCGGAGCACGACATCCGACCCCGCGAAAGCGAGGGCACCATCGAGCTCGGCGATCATGTCCGCCGGCGTCATCGCGCCTTCACCTTCAACTTCATCGTCTGATCGTAGGTTCGGCCGCCTGAGGTCTCGACACGATTGAGGAGCTCATAGGTGACACCGGCGGTCCCTGCGGATAACCAGACCACGGTCACAGTGTTCGTGAACGACGAGCTGTCGATGACGAGCCCGACGCCGTTCGCAATTGACCACGTCGACGCCGAGATCGTGTCGCCGGGAAGCCGAGCGGTCCAATCGAGCTCATAATCCTTGATGTCATCGGGATCCTTTGGGGCCTCCCAGACCTCAGCCATCGGTCAAACCTTTCATATCGCCCTGCGCCTCGCTTCGGCCGGCAGCTCGGTGCTTCGATCTTCGTTACCCAGGATGAGCCGTCGATCTTCGGCCCCCAGAACGCTGCGGCGGTTTTCGGCATCGAGGACGCGCAGCCGGTTCTCGCCGGCAATCACGGAACGTCTGTTTTCTGCGGCGAGCTCGGCTATCCGTTCCGGCGGCGTCGGGGACTCCTGGAGCGCATGACCTGCCCCGGAAGCCGACGACTGGCCGGACGAGGTGCCTTCGGCTTCGGCAACCGCGGAGCCGATCGACAGAGCGACGCCGAACCCGCTTGATATCGCGACGCCGGCGCCGATCGCCGAGGACATGCCGTCGGCATCGCCAAAACCTGTCGTGACCCCGATTGCTGCGGAGACCGAGCCACCGTTTGCGGCCACTACAGCGGTGCAAGTCGCCGATCCGGCTCGCGCAATGATTGCGGATCCTGCTGCAGAGGCCTGCGCGGTGCCGGACGATGTTGCGGAGGCCCCGGCGATGCCGGCGCCCTGAGCGTCTGCAGAACCACCACCGCTGGCAGATGCCGTCGAAGCAGCGGTCGCACGCCCGACGCCGGCGCCGTTGCCTGTACAGGCCGAAAGCCCGGCTGCGCTGGCAACCGCGGTGCCGACACCTGAAACACTGCCGCTGCCCGACGCCTGACCTGTGCTGGCCTGCGACGACAGCCCGGATACGCTCGACGAGCCCGAGGCGACACCTGCGCCAGCCGAGATCGAGGCCCCAGCTACTGCGACGACACTGACACCTGAAGCCGAGCCGGCAGATGCCGCCGTGCCCCGACCAGTGGCCTGGACCGATGCGGTTACGCTGCTTGATCCCGAACCTGCTCCTGTTGCGGCTCCCCCGGCGCTTGCTTGGCCCGAGCTGCTCGCCGATCCTATGGCGGCAGCAATCGGTCGGCCGGTAGCCACCACCGACGCGAGCCCAACGGCAGCGCCGGCTCCTGCTGCGATCGATTGTCCGGCTGCCGAAACGACAGAGGTCCCGCCGGATGCTCCGCCGCCGCTGGATATCGTGACTGAGGTTGCAGCGGCAGTTGCTGTCGCGGCCCCCGTGGAAGCGCCTGCGGCCAATCCTATGCCGGATCCTATGCCGGTGGCCGTTCCTGCCGAGGATATGGCCCCGACACCCGCCGTTGTGGCGGCGCCGGTACCCGCTGCGGTGCCTATACCTGATGCTGCCGATGAACCGGCGGCCGTGGAGGCGCCTTGCGCTGTGGCGCCTCCTGAGGCCGATGCTGCGCCCGTACCGGCTGCAGTGGAGCGACAGGTGCCAGATGCGGATCCAGAACCCGTCCCGGCACCAACTGCGGCGTCGATCTTGATCCCGACCGACGTCGCAGTTCCGGCGCCGGAAGATGCGCCGACGCCTTCACCAGTTGCTCGACCAGTTGCGGTCGCCGTGCCGGTTCCGGCTGCCGAGGCGCTAGCGGTTCCAATTCCTGTGCCGGCGCCCGTCGCTGTTCCGGTGCCGCTGGCTGCGCCTGCTGATCCCGAAGATGCCAGATAGGTGATGACGATGATGCCTTGGCCGCCGATGCCACCGTTTCCGGTATCGCCGCCGCCACCACCGCCGCCGCCGTAAAGCGCACCAGCACCGCCGGCGCCACCATCGAAACCGCCGCCACCGCCACCGCCGCCGGAGCCATGGGTATTGTCCCATTCGACGCCGGCACCACCCGCCGCGCCAGCGGCTACACCACCGCCACCACCACCGCCTACGGCACCGCCAGTGCCCGCACCTGACCCGCCAGCACCGCCACCATTTCCATATGGTCCAGCACCACCAGGGCTACCGTTGGCCCCGCCATTGGTGCCCGCAGTGGACATGTTGCCGCCGGCACCACCGCCGCCGCCACCGCCATCATTGGATCCCGTAGCAGCGTTGCCGCCGTTCTTGCCGGCGCCTCCGATGCCACCGGCGCCGCCGCCGCCGGCACCTTGGCCACCACTGTCACCGGTACCGCCGTTGCCGCCGGCATATTTGACATCCCCGATACCGGAGGTGTCGCCGCCTGCCGCGCCTGCCGTTCCAGTTGAACCAGCACCAGCCTTAGCCGTGACCTTGCCATTTGCCAGCGTCGTGCCGCCAAAGACGGTGTCGGCACCATTTGCAGAGCTCGTTGCGCCGCCCGTACCGACGACGACATCTTCGGTCGGACCAAGCGAGGTAACATTGTACGAAGCCGAATAGGCGCCGCCACCGCCGCCACCGCCGGTGACATCTTCACCGGCACCGCCACCGGCGATGACCTCGATGCAGTTGTCGTCGGACCAGTCGCCGGGCTTGGTCCAGGTTCCGCTGCCTGTCGTCGTGATAAACGAGATAACGACGTTGGGATCAGGCTTGATCGCAAACGCAATCGAGACCGTCACACCGTTGGTCTGTGCCCATGTGAAAGAACCGGTGGACGCAGCAGTCGTCTGTGACGAGCAGGCCAGTGAAACGGCGCAGTCCGAACCGCCGGTACTCAGATGCTCGAAGCGCTCCGTCAGCGCTGCCGGATCGGTGCAGTTCTGTGTCGAGACGGCATTGTCGTTGGCGACGTTGTAGACGATGAGGCCAACCATGCAGTTGTCGACGCTTGGCGCAATCGCCGCATGGGTCTCGTTGCCCGAGATATTGTCCTCGAGCGTGTAGGTATCGAACGGATCGCCGCTCGGCAGCGCATATCGGAGAACGACCACGCCGCCAGCCGAAGATCCAGTGAACCCGGACGCAGTAATGGTCTTGCCGGCTGTGCCCGATGTCGCCCGCTTCCACCACAACGAGCCCTTGGAGGTCTCGCTGTTCTTCTTCGTCCAGCTATTGCCGCCGGTGTCATCATCGGTGACAGACGGGGCCGCCGTCGCGTCCCGGTTCGTCGCCGCAAAGAGCAGAATATCGCCGGTGCGCACCGTCGACGGAATCGTGACCGTAAACGATGTGGTCGGGTTGGCTGAACCAACCGCGGAACCGACGACGATACAGGCCATTTCTGGCTACTTCGCGATGCCGAGAAGCTTGCGCCTAGCTGTGGCTCGTGCCTCGAACATGCGAGCCCTGACAAAAGCGGGCTCCTTGCGACCATCGGCGTAAGCCTCGGCGACGGCGTCGGACATCACCCGTTCGATCTCATTGGCCACAGGGGCAAGATCTGGCGAGCTCGGCCGGACGCAGACCCCGACGGCATCGACGACGCGCGGGTACATCCGCTCCGCCTTTGGCTTCAACTCGTCCGGCAAGCCGGATGGAAAGCCCTGGTCGACAAGCCAGCGGTGCGAGTATGCTCGCAGCTTGAGGTCGATCGATGCGGCCTCGGTGCGAGCCCGATGCAGCATGAACAAGGTCTCGGCATCATTGGCGGGCTGCCGGAGATGAGGGGAGACCTCGCGCCAGAGAGCTCGGGCGCCGGCGACGTCGAGCTCGACAAGGCATCGCCGGAAAGCGTCGCCGTGCATCGCCTCAGTCCAGCGTGATAGCTGTCGCGGTGGTGAGGCGCGGCGTCACGCCGTTACCGGAGACGATGTTCGGGGTCACCGTGCCCGAAAACAGGATCGGGGTGGCGCCGCCGCCGGTCTTGCCGGTCGCGAAGTGGGTGATCGTACCGGAGCCACCGGTGCCGGCCGGATAATCGATATTGGCCGCCGGGCTCACGCTGTTGGCGGTAACTGTCCAGCCGCCCGAGGTCCTCGCCACGTTGACGCGGGCATAGGAGGTGTAGGCGGATTCGCTGGTTGTCATGTCGCCGGCCTCGCCGGGATCCGCGGTATGGGCGGAGACATGGACGTTGGTCTGCGGCGACGACGCCGCGTTGTCGGCATAGTTCGCCCAGGCCGTCGCATTGAAGATCAATAGGAGCAACGCGTTCTCCAGTGCATTACTCATGCTCATTGTCGTCTCCTATAGATTGAGTGATAATATCAGCCACTTAGCGAGGCTGAAGCGATGGTCTGGAAGCGCGCCGGACGCATAGCAGTGGCTATGTCTTGGTGACCATCCAGGAGGTTAGGCGAACTCAGCCGATTGCGATATTGCGATACCGACGCAGCTGGCCGGCGATGGATGCCGGGACGGCTCCGTCGGAGGATTGGCCGGGCACCGCGCCGATCCACCAGTTCTTTTCGGTGCGGAGGACGTCGGGTACATCGACGACTTCGCTCCGAAGCGCGAGATCGCGCTTTTGGTTCTGCCATGCGAGCTTGAAGAACTCAGATGCGGCCATCTTGAGATCGCCGGGGAGCTCCTCGAAACCAGCTTTGTATGTCACGACGATCCGGGTTGCCCGCCATTCGATCGGGCGATCACCGCACAGCCTGTGCATGATGCCGGATTCGGGATCAGCCAGATATTCGGTGTCTGTGAGCGTGACGCCGCCGGCCACCACGGAAACCACCTCGATGTCGTGCCGGCGCGACAGCAACAGCTCGTCGCTGAGCACCCAGAAGAACGTTTCGGTCAGCGTCTCCTGCCAGAGCGTGGGCGCCGCACCTCGACCGACTGCTATGTTGCATTCCGACATGATCGCCGACGCGACCTCTAGCCCCAATGCCTTCAGCTCGGTATCGCTGGCCGACCCTGTGATGCCGGCTGCGGCGCGCAGCTCCTCGATGCCGAGGATCTGCAGGTTATCGGCGGCGACGGCGACGACGAGCTGGGTTCGTATCATGTCGAGCATCCTCCGTTGGGCCGATGCCGGCGCATTCGCGCGCCGGCCCGCTAAATCAAGCCTGCGCTGCCTTCAGCGCCGCCAGAATTTCCGGCTTCGTCTTCGCCGCCGAAATGTCGACGCCACGTTCGGCAGCGAGCTTCTCGAGCTCATCCTTTTTCAGGCCGTCGATATTATCCGACGGGCTCGGTGCGGCACCCGGGATCGGATCGCCAAACTGGTTCGTCGCCTTGTTCTCGCCGGCGGCCGGCTTCTCCGAAGTGGTCTCGCCTGCGGCCGGTTCGGGTTTGTCTTCGGGTTCGGCCACGGGCGTTTCCTCGGCCCTTCTCGCGAAAATCGGGGTGACGCCCTCGGCTTCGGCGGCCAGCTGTGCCTTGGCAGCAGCAACCATTGGCGCATGCGTCAGATTGCCGGTCCATTCCCGACCCGAGCGCGCGATAATGGCTTTGAGATCCTCGTCTGATGCCTCCTGGAGCCGGCGGTCGATGGTCTCGATGAGGCGACGGTTCAATGACGCATCGGAGCTCTCCGCGCCGGCGTCGTCGACCTCGACGAAACCTGCTGCCTCGAGACCGTCAAAAATCGAGTCCGGCACGGCATGGCCGGCAACGGGGAATGTGACTCCCGCAGCAAGCAGCGTCGTGTTGATGCCGTCGAACGCGAAGGGGAATGCCTTGAGAACTATGCCGGTTTTCATGGGCGTGGGTCCTTTTCAGATCAAGCGAAGAGGCCGGCGTCTCTGGACGCCGGCCTCTGTGGGCACAAAGAAGACGGGGGGTTACGTCGGCGGGTTCGCGGCGGGGCCGAGGTTGAGCATGCTGTTCAGCCAGACGCCGGCGACAAAAATGTTACCGGTGTTCGCGGCCGGCGTCAGAGTGACGCGCTGGTACTGTTTGCCGCCGGTGTAGCCGATCTTGAAGACCTTATCGTCGCTGGAAAACAGCGGCGTCGCCAGGAGTTCGGTGCCGTTCAGCATGTCGTCGGGCACCGCGGCGGCGTCGGAAAGATTGGCGGCGTCGCCGTGCTCCATCAGGAGCGTGAAGGTGACGTCGGCATCGGCGATGGCGCCCATCAGCAGGACGAAGGCCACGGATTCGGCGCCCAGACGGTTGTTGATCTGGGAGACGATGGCGGTGTTGTCGGCAACCGCAGCGGCCGGCGAGATGCCGCGCTTCGGGTCGATATGGGAGATGATGTCCCGCATTGGGACCTCCATGAAAAAGCCGGCGGGGCGCCGGACCGATTGAAAGGGAGAGGCGCGGCGAACCGCGCCCCGATGGTTGCGGGGAAGTCAGGTACCGACGACCTGCAGGGCATAGGCCTCGAAGTCGACGACATCGCCGCCGACACGCTGGCGCGTGTAGAACTCGACGAACGGCTTCGACGAGTACGGGTCACGGAGGGTCCGGATACCGAGGCGGTCCACGACGGTGTAGCCGGCGCGGAAATCGCCGAAGGCCACCGGCAAGGCGCCGGCGCCGACCGAAGGCATGTCGTCGGCACGGCGGACGTTGTAGCCGAGGAGGATCGAAGGCTTGCCGGCCTCAAGGCCAGGCCGCCAGATGTACTGGCCCTGCGAGTCCTTGAACAGCATGACGGCGCCGACGGTGCCCCGCTTCATCATCCAGTTCGCATTGGCAAGATACCGGTCCTTGATGGAGAACGTCATGGTGACGAGACCATCGGCCGTCAGCAGGGTGGCATGGCCCGAGGGGACCTGCATGATGGTACCGCGGGCACCTGCGGAGCCCGCCGGGTAGGTCAGGATGCCGCGCGGCTTCTTGATGCCGTTGCCCGAAATGAACGCCAGGGCGCGCATCCGGGCGAACTTGTCGGCGACCTTGCCGGCAAGCCAGGCCTCGACGTCGATGCCGGCATCTTCGAGGAGCTGCTGCGTCGCCTTCGGCTTCGCATAGATCTCGTGGACCGGAATACGCTGGACGCCGACCTGAGGCGTGCTGGTTTCGGGACGGGTCTCGGTTTCGCCGACCCAGCCCGCCCCGGCCTCATCGGTGTCGACCGCGATCTCGAGCGCGTCGGTCGAGACGGACTCATGATAGGCGAGCTCGTCGAGCGGCGAGGTCTCGTAGACCTTGGTGATGATGCGGGAAGACACCGACGTCGGCACCAGATAGCCGCCATCGGGGTCGGAACCGACCATCATTGCCTTCTGTTCGTCCTGCGAGAGGGTGTTGATCTCGCGGCGGATCGACATCTTGAATGCGTCGACATAGGCCTTGTACTCGTCGACGTTGGTGTCTTCGGGTTTCAGGTTGGTTGTCGACTTGAGCTCGCCACGACGGGACATCGCGACACGCTTGAAGTCGGTGGCGTGCTTGAGCACGGTGTCGACATCGCCGCTGCCGCCGAAACCGGGGCGCCCCATCTTCTTCTGGATTTCGAGGACCGCCTCGGCTTCCTTGGCGGCCTTGTCCATGATCTCTTTGACCTTGGCCTCGATCGCGGCGTGCTTCTCCTCGACGCCACGGGTCAAGGCTTCCAGATCGCTCTTGAGCTGTGTGCCTTCGCCGGCGGCCTTGCCGGCCTTTTCGGCGAGCTCGCGAACCTCCTTGAGGTCCTTTTCCATCGAGGTCTTCAGCGTGCCGACATCGTCGCCAAACTTTTTTACCTCGCGCTGGACATCGTCCAGCACGTCCTTGAGTTCGGGCATTTCGCCCTCCTAATTGTAAGGTTGAGGTCAGGCTGCCCGATACTTTTTCAGTGAATCGAGCAGTTCCATCGCCATCGCTTCCTCACGAGCGTTGGTGGATGGGTGGCCCTCAGCCTCACGCTGAAGGTGCTTCTTCACGATGGCGACGGCCCTCACGGCGTCGGTCGCGGAGAGAATGGATTTGAGCTCGCGTTCGAGCTCACGGGGATTGAGAAGATCGGCGGCTTTGACCTGGCCGATCAGCGCTTTATCGTTGGAACCCCACGTCACGATGCTTACCTCACGGAGGTCGATCTCTTCGAGCCACCGTGTCGGATCCTGGGGTTTCGATCCCATCCGGTACTTGATCGGCCTGTAGCCGATGGAGAGGCCATCGAGTTCGCCGCTCTTCATGCCTTCGTGGATCAGCGCGCCGCGGTCGGTGTTGATGGCAAACAGCTCGCCTTCGACCTTGAGCCCCTTGGAGTTCTCTTCCATCGACGTCCATTTGCCGATCGGAAGCATGTCGTCGACGGGTCCAAAGAAACCGCCGTGCTGAAGCATCATCTTGGGGAGTTTGCCCTTGTCGCCCCAGTCGCGAAGGCTCTTCGCGAAAGCCCCCTTTTCGACGATATCGCCGTGGGAATCCACGTTGCCAAAAATCGACGCATAGCCCGAGAACGTGCCTTCCTTGACACCGTTCGAGGCGAACTTGAGCTCGTCGAAATTGACGTTGAAGTGTTCCATTTGGCTCACTCTCCAGCCACAGGCGCTTTGGGCGCGGTGAGAAAGATGGGTTTTCCGTCGGCGCCGATCGCCACCATGTTGGCCGGCACGTAGAGGTAGTCGCCGCCTGGAATCGGGGGCTCCTCGTCATCGGCGCGGATCTGGTTCGGGGTTCGCCAGCCCGGGCTTGAGCCGCCCAGCGCGGATTTGTTGTACTCGGCTCGATCCTTGGCGTTGGCGCGCAGGAATTCCTGGTCGACAAACCCGGTGTAGTAGCCTTTGGCGCGCTCCTCCTTGGTGAGAAGGAAGAGATCCGCGGAGGCCTCGAACCGGCGATGTATCGGGCGAACGGTATGGACGAGATGGGCCAAAAACATCTCGGATGCCGACGCAAAGGTCGCGTTTTTGTCGCCAGAGAAGCCGATCATGATCGGCATCGTCCGCATGACCTCGCAGATCCGCTCGACCTGGAATTTCCGGGTTTCGAGATGCTGGGAGTCGACGCCGTTCATCCGAACCGGGATGAACTTCGCATTCTTGTCGACGGCCATCAGCTTGCCGACATTGTCGGCGCCACCGAAATGCCGGCGGACCCACGCGGCGAGGCGGATTAGGCCCTGTTCGTTGACGTTGCCCTCGACGGAAAGGATGCCGCTCGGCATCACCCCGTTGCGATGAAACGAGGCGTGGCTGTCCTCGGCCGCGAGCGCCAAACCGATCGCCTCGGCGGCGAGGCGGACGATATCGAGCCCCTCCACGGTGTCCCAGGACGGGCCTTTGACATGCCAGATCCTGTCGCTGGAAACCGTTTGTGAGGTGCCGTCGAGGCCTTCGAGCGTATAGGTCCGCGAGTAATCCGGATGCTGCTTGACCTGAACCCGGGAGGGATCCAGCAGGATCATTTCGAGGATGCGTCCATTCGGGAGCTTGTTCAGGAAGGCATATGACCTCCCGACGAGATCGACATGGAAACTCTGGGTTTCCCTGAACTCCAGGCTTGTCATCCACTCGTTCGGTGCCGTCGCCATCAGGTCGTAGAGCGGATGCGTCCGGGCTTCGATCGGGACGTTGCTGCCTTCCGGTTTCTGGTAGAGCTTCCAAGGCACCGTGGCGTGGCCGTCGGCGCGCACCCGCGCGCAGGCCAGCACGGTTGTCACCGACAGCGCGGAACGCCAGTTCACGGAGACCCCGGATTTCGACGTCCGGTAACCGCCGAAGAAGTTGGCCCACATCTCGTCGACGAGGCCGTACCGCGACGAGCCGGCCTCCTTGACCCCGGACTGAGCGAGTGTTCCGAACAGGCCGCGCATCAGTTCGACCGCCTGGCCAGAGCAACCGCCGCCGTCATCAGCATCAAGCCGCCGACGATGTAGGCAGCGGCGACATGGATCTGAGAGATCCCGTATACGATCGATGCCGCCCCAACGAGCCCGATGCTATCGCGAGCCAGGACCGGCAGCGCCCGCGCAACTGACGTCGCACCACGGCGGATACCGCGCGCGGCGGCAGTGACATAGCGCATCAAGTTGCTCCAGTGTGGTCAGGCGACGTGGCGGGCCTCGGCCTCAAGGACCGCAGCCGCGATTTTTTCCTCGAGCGCATCGAGGTCATCGGTGTCCCAACCCGAGACGCCGGCAGGTACCGGGTTCAAGCCCATGAGGACCTGAGCATGCAGAGCAGCCATGAGAGGGTCGATCTTCGCCGACCCGGAGACCTGCTTGTCGATCGAGACCGCGTTGCCGCGAGGCACCACCTTCGCGTTGCCAACGGCCCAATTCATGAGTTCGAGACCTGCATGGACGAGCTGGCCACCGGCGAGGTCACGTTCGGCATCCTTGATGGCACCGTTCAGCTTCCAGCCCTGCTGGATGCCGACGATGCGTTCTGGCGCGATGCCGCCTTCTTCTTTGGTAAGAGCGCGGGTAATCGCTTTCACGCCATGGGAATCGACGCCGATGGCATTTTCGGCCGCGAGCAACCCGCTTGCCTCGACCTCGAATACATGCTCGGCGAGCTGGTACACGTCCTCGCCCGGCAGCTTGACGAAGGTCAATTGTTTCAGTGCCGCGAAATCATCGAGCTGTGTCGCAATATCGGTCCGGCGCGTTTTGACGATCTCGTGGGCCCATGCATGCGACCACAGCAGGTTCTTCCCGGTGACCTTGCAGCGCCCCATCACCGCGAGACCAAGCAGGTCGTCGAGACCGCCACCGTCGATGCCAACAACGATGACTTCCGACCGGCGGATGACTTCCTGGAGTGTAAGCCGCGTGTTGACTGCAGCCGGCCAGAACCCCGCGCCGGCCCAACTGTCGGATTTCAATCCGATACCGGCTTCGACATTGAAGTGCTTGGCAACGAACAGGCTTAAGGAATCGGCGCCCTCCAGTTCCTTCTTGCGCAACTCTGTCCGCAACCAGGTCACATCGACGGATCGGCCGAGACTCGGATTGGGGATGTGCCATGTCGCGGGGTCGAGCCATGCCTTCCGCTTCTTCAGCGCGTCCGGATATTCGTAGAGAAGCGGAAGTGAGGTCGGGTCGTGAATAATGCCGTCCCGAACACTGCGATGATAGATGAGCTTTTGCCGGAAAACTCCGGCGGGCGGCTCGTCGCTGTGCGTCGTCGCATAGATCGCGAACCCTTCGGGGCGCGATGCGTGAGATCCTGTTGCTTCCGACAGGATGTTGGCCGATGAAGCCTTCTTGCCGAAGAGCCAGAGCTCGTCCACGAATATGCTGATTGCCTTCTGGCCGCCGACCACGTCGGCGTCGGCGGACTTCACCGCCAGCACTGTGCCATCGAGACGGTTCGTGATTTCTCGCGTGGTGTCGCTCGGTTTGAAACGCTGCAGCAGCGCTGGATCAGCCTTAATCATCCCATAGGCAGGGAGAAAACTGTTGTCGGCGACGTCTTTCGTCGGGGCGAGGATGAGGTATTCGCCCATGGCGCGCTCGTTCATGATCAGCGCCGTGATCATGATGCCGGCGGCGATCGTCGATTTCGCGTTCTTCTTTGCGATGAGGACGAGAAATTCGCGGATCAGCTGGCGCTTTGCCGTGCTGTCAAACGCACCGAAGACGACACGGACCAGGTCGAAGATCCAATCGGGACAGATGTCGCCAAGGGTTGGCTGGCCCGGAATGTCGGTTACCCGGAGACGCTTGAATATCCGAAGGGCTTTTTGGGCCCGCTCATCATCGATCGGCAAGCCGTCGGGGATGATCGATTTCCCCTCGGCAATGCGCACCTCCCAGTCGAGGCGCGCCGTCGACCATTCCATCAGTTCGGTTTCGTGCCTGGGAGCGGTGCGAGGTCCTCACCCCACTCCGAATTCGTGCCGGCCGTGAATGCCTCTTCGCGCTGCTGCTCCTTCTTGCCGCGCCTCGCCGACCAAGGACGGGGTGCCGGTGCTTCTGACGGTTTGTCCTTGTTTCCGTCGAAATCGGCCGCGGCACCCTGCAGGCGCGTCATTTCCTCGAGCCGTTTGATCAGGGTCGCGTTCCCCTTCTTCGCGCCGGCATACATCCAGCTCAGCACTTCCCGACGCTTTTTCGCGTAACCGTTCTTGAGCTCTTCCTCGAAATGCAAATCGAGCGTCGGGACCGAACACCCGATTGCACGTGCAATCGTGTCCTTACTGTCTCCGCACGAGACCATTTGTTCGACGGTCCGCTTCATCGCGGGTGTCGGCTGAAATGCCGGGCGACCGCGGCCACGCGCTTGTTTCGTCATGATTTCAGAGCGATTTCTTTGGTCCTTCAGCGCGAAACGCCCGAAAATTCGGCGGCGCGAAAAAATTTTGTGAACTTGAGCCCATGGCGGTCAGGGGCCCCCGGAGGCCCTAGAGATTTGATGCCCCCCCGGTCGGCATGGTCTGCGCCAGGGCGGCGCGCCGATGGGGTCGGACGTAGCTGTCACCGATGACTTCGAAGAGCGTGCCCTTGGGCAGCAGGCGACTGAGCATGCGGATGGTGGCGGCCTGGTCAGATGTCGCAACGAGCAGGTGCTGGCCGGTATGCAATGCATATTCGCACATCGCTGCGGTCATCTGGGACTTGCCTGTACGCATGTCAGTATCGTTCCTTCATCCGATCGGCTCGGGCTGCCACCGTCTTCAAGGTGTGGTGGTGGCCGCAGAGACACTGCCCGTTGGTGACATCGTGGAGGGCGCCGCCGTCCTTACGCTCCTTGATGTGGTCAGCGAAGAGACGGGCAGGGGCGACGACAGCGCAGCGCTGGCCATAGGTGGTGCCTTCACATCGATACCCGGCACGCTCCAGGACGGCACGACGCCAGGCCTGATGCGCAGCGGTGCGCAGTTCGGGATCGACCTTCTTGACTGGAGGTAGGGCGATGCGGACGTCGATCGTTCGGATCGACGGCCCGAGGAGCTTTGCCATTGTGCCAGCGTATACCTTTGATCGTAGAGCACTTCAGCCGGGGTCGGCCTGATGGGCCGCCCGCCGGAGGGCGAACAGAGATCAGAACTCAGCGTCTACGCGAGGGGAGGGAGCCGCGATAAGGTGCTGAATTCCAACGGTTTCTGGAAATCACGAATTGTGACAGGTGGGGCCTGTCCCCTTTTGTCCCCCTCTGTCCCCCCGGCGTGTACCCCCTTGGGTCCAACGACTCCAATGGGATCGCCCCGACAGGGGACATCGCACCGGCGCGACCGTGTCCCCCCTCAGAACCGACAGTTTCTCTTGACGGGCCGAGATGATTCGATGGCGCGCAAGGCCAAATCGTCGGGACTGCTCGCGCCCCTGTGGACGGAGAGGGGAGGAGTGTGGAGAACGGTCACGTTTACGTTGGCCGCCTCGTCTCCGACGCGATTGCTGTTACGATTTCAGTTGCGGTTCGAATGATCGAATCACAAAGGCCCGAACCGAGGGTGTTCCACCACCCAAGGCCGGGCCTTCTACACAACCATAGCGATCTTCTTGGGATCGTTTTTGGTATCGAAGACTGGCGCAAACCAATCCTCCCTTTGCAACGGAGACGGTAGCGCAGGGTTCGATGCCGGGCAACCCAGGAGGACACTTTGTCCAAAAGGACCCCTTACTATGCATACCAACGAACTTAATCTGCCAGACCTTCTCAAGCGGCTCACCGTCTGGGCCAAGGGTCATGTCATCCCTGGCGAAGATCCCCGCACTTGGCGGCGCGATTGCTTCGGCTATCGCATCTGCTGGGATCGCTACGGCGACCGGGCATCTATCTATGGCTGGGAAGAAGACCACATTATTCCCAAGGCAATCGGTGGAAGCGACGAAATCCACAATCTTCGTCCGCTGCACCACAAGCCGAATTCAATCTTGGGCGGTGGTCTCGGCGCGTTGATCAAGGACTGGCCGCCCACTGATTGGGGTGGCGGCGGGCCTGGCTGACCTGCTGAGCGGTGGGTTGTTCCCCCGGGGGCGCGAACGCCCCATCTCTGCTCGTGGCCGAACGTTACTTTTGGCCCGGCACCTTGCCATTGCCTTTCTTCGCCGCCTTCTTGGCGCGCTGCCGGCGCCGGCGTTCGTTCCGCCTCGCAGCCCAGGAGAACGCGGATTGTGGAACCTCGACGGTTCGGTCACCGATGCGATCGCTCTGATACTGGATCGTTGCAACAGGGATCGCATCTGCGGCTGCCCAGTTATTGAGCCCTTCGGTCTCGGCCGCATCTGTCGCGATGGTAGCGGAAAGATCGCTGATTTCGGGGTTCGGACGCAACTCCCCCAAAACGGCGAAATGGCTCTCCTGGACAGGCCTGCGAGCCAATTCGGCGAAAATCTTGTCGAGGGCGCGGTTCTTGCGCTTCGTCCCCGTCGTCGTCGAGATCCCCTCGACCTGATGGCACCACCTCTTGAAGGCTTTGCCGCCGACCTTGGAATTCAGCCATCCCAGCAGGGCGCGTCGCTCCGCCTGGCTGTCGACGAACATCAGCCAGTCCTGAACTGTGTTTGCCCGCGAGATCTCGGCCGGCGAGGGATCGCGGTCGAACTGATCCCAGAAGTCGCTGCGGATCACTTCGAACGGATCGCCGTCATCCTGCTTGAGCTGACAATGGGCGTCGTTGGGGACCTTTCCCCAGCCCGCCATATCGACGTAGCCGTGCGCATAGGGGAGCTGCTGGCCGCGCAGCCGTGGGGGGCCGATGTGTTCCGTGGTTTCGCGATCAAGCCGGATCGCATCGATAAGGAGGTCGCGGATCACGCGGATGTTCAAGCCGACCTCCTGTCGTCGAAGAGGTCGATCTGCGCCGACCCGAAACGACGGTAGAGCCGTTCGAAGACCATGCCGCCGAGGGCGGTGCGCTGCGGGACGATGCCTCGGAGGTCCTGGCAGATGAACTGCAGTTCCCCGACCGGCATCTGATCCCAGGCATGCAACCAGTCCGCAGCACGGGCCTCGACGATGCCGGCGCATGCCCTGATCATGTCAGACGCCATCCATAGCCCGACCTCGTCGAGCAGCACCTTGTTGTTCGCGGTTTCGGCCAATGTGGTCAGGACGAGACGCAGATGACCTTCGCCGTGACGCCGCAGGATCCGCTCCAAGGTCGCGACGGCGCGGGTCTGCCCGATCTCGGGGTACCGATGACCGTCGACAATGGTGATCCCGAATTCGGCGCAGATCTCGTGAACCGACGTCATCGTGACCTCCCCGGAAGGGGGGACAACAAGGGGGACATCCGGGGTACAAAAGGGGACAAATCCACTTTGGCCCATGTACCCGGCACCGATGCCAGAAAGCGCTCGACACCTTGTGACGCAACGGTTTGCGCCATTTCGGGCCGGGGGGACATCGCGGACACCAAAAGGGACATCGTCACAGGACATCCCCGCTGCTTTCCAGCGCTTCGAGGAGCCCGGCGGATGGTTCGGAACGATCGAAGTCGGTCCCGTTGTCCCTCGGCCTGATGATGCCGCGAACCGGCCGACCAGTGATCCAGATGTGCGGGCTCGAGATCCCGATGATGTTGTGGTCGAGGAGGCGTTCGCGGGCACGTTTGAGGGCCGTCTTCAGTCGCTCCTTCCATTTGATGACGTCGTTGCCGTCATCGGGGTTCAGGGATTTGAAGGCCTCCTTCACCTTGGCGTAGTCGACGACACGGATGATCGAGGGTGGCAACGCCAGCAATGGCGACGGCGCCTCGCCGTGTTCGGCGAGCGCTTTGATCAGCGCCTTGAGGAAGACTGAGTCACCGGGCGATGCCTTGAAGCCTCTGGAGATTTGCTCGTCGCCTTCGACATCCGCCGGCGGAGTCACCACGCATGACGTCACCGGTTCCCCGTATTCGTTGCGGCCGACCTCGATCGCGGGCAGCACGAATTTCCAGGTCTGCCCGGCTTCGCCCTCGGACTGCTTCAAGACCTTGGCCTGGCGGATCACCCGCTGGTTGGCGTCGCGGAACTCGCCGAGGGCTTTGTCCCTGAGCACCGATATCGAGATCACGGTCTCGATGGCGTTGTAGAGGACGAGGGAACCGCGTGCCGAACCGAACGAATTCGAGTGGCCGATGACCCATACCGCAGCCTTGGAGCGGTCCCGCAGCCGCTCGTATCGGGCCAGGACGGTCGAGACGTCCTTCTTGTCGATCTCGGAGGCGCCCGGGGTCGCTTTATCATGGGTGTCGATGACGATGACATCGAGGGGGACATTCCAGCCCTTGGCGATCTCCTCGCATTCGGCGGCGAGGACGTCGACGGTTTCTTCCGACGAGAAGATGTCGATCCGTCTGGTCAGAACCGCAAATGGGAACCCGTCGAGCGGGAGGTCGTAGTGCTGGCGGAACGCCTGCATGCGGTTTTTCGCACCATGCCCCTTTTCGATGAAGCAGTAGATCACGCCGCCGCGCCGGGTCCGGCGGCCCTGATACTCCATGCCCGAGGCCACATGGATCCCACAGTCGAAGGCGCTGAACGATTTGCCGGACTGGCTTTCTCCGAACCACAGCACGGTTTCGCGGCGTGGGATCAGTCCGGCGATCTGGAACTCGTAGGTTCGCTCCGATGGCTTGTCCTGGTCCTCCCACCGGATCAGCCCGAACCTGGATCGGAACGGTGGGGTCAGGAATGTTGTGGTCGCGGCCTCGAAGGCCTCGAATGGTTCCATGAACACTGGGACGTCGTTCATTGGCCGGCCTCACCGAGCTCGAGGTTGAGGTCAGCGAAGTCCTTGCCCTGAGGGGCCATAGACACAAACACGCGGCGACCGAGGTTTCGGTACCGGCGGCCCGCCACCATGAGGCGCGCCCGCGTCATCGCGGGTTCGCTGTCGCCGTCGCCGATCAGCACGACCTCCCGGACCTCGTCGGGGAGGACGACGCCGGCGTGATCCATGTCGGGGATCCCGTTGGGGACACGTTTCGACGGATCGGTGGGGTGCTCCGCGGTGCCCATGCAGGAGCCCGCCATATTGTTGATCGATACCGCTGCGGCGACGGCGACATCATCGATGCCGCCGAATCCGCCGGAGAACCATGCCTGGGATGTCTCGATGCCTTCGCCCATGGCAAGACGTGGGCCCATCGGGGACAACCGGATGATACCGCCGCGCTGCTCCCCGAGCACCTTCTTCGCCTTGTTCCGTCGCTGGTCACCAGGTGGTGTGAGCTTCGCTGGTCGGTCCGGATCAAGGTAGGTCCGATGCAACCCGATGATGTCGCCACTCGGCTCGCGAATCGCAGCGATCATCGCCGGGAAGACACCGAGCTCGACGGTGTCGTCGGCTTCGGGGTCGGGCCAGCCCCGATAGGTCAACGCGGCGACGAACCGGATATCGAAGGTCCAGTGTTTGACGACGCGGAGCCCGCGTGCGGTCAGATAGGCCTCGGCATGGGTGCCCTGGATCGTCTTCCCGTTATCGAAGATGCGCTGTACCGATGTCATCGTCCTCTGACGATTGGCGCGCTCCTCGGCCTCCCATGCCGCGTTGCGCTGCTCGATGGCACGGCGCTCCTCTGCCGTGATCAGCCGGACGCCGCCAAGGAACTCGACGGCATCATGGAAGGATTTGCCGGCGAGCTCCTGGAGGAAGGAGAAATGGTCGCCGGAAGCACCGCAGCCGAAGCAGTGATATCGACCGCGCTGATCGTCGATCTTGAGGCTGCCCGATTTCTCGTGATGGAAGCAGCACACCGCCCATTTCGCGCGATCGCTGCCCTTGGATCTGATGCCGTATTTCTGGAACAGCGAGGACAACGCTGTCCGCGCCTTGAGGTCTTCGAGCTCGGCTGGATCGTATCGTTGCGCCATCAGTGCTCGCGCTCCTGATGCGCCGGGGCGGCAACCATGATCAGACCCGAGCTGGCCGGCGCCCATTTCTCGAAGTCCGCCTCGATCTGGGCGAAGTTCACGGGGTGCTGTGCCTTGAAATCAGGGGTGTAGGGGCCACGCACATATTGGCCTTTGACTTCGCCGGCGACCAACCAACTGCCGCTGTAGATCCAGCGGCCCGCATCGAGCTGGAAGTGCTTGAAGTCGGCGCGGGTCACATACCCCCGCCTGTCCAGGAGAATGATGAGCTTGATCGCCTTGATCTTCCAATCCGACAGTTGCAGCGGAGCCGAGGCTCCGGCGGCGACATCGGGGACATAGTCGGGGAGCGCGCATCGCTTCGACGGACACCAGTCCCACCAATCCCTATCGTGCCAGGAATTAGATGGGACCTTCGGCAATTCCGGCCGCATCTTGCGGCGCGAGCCCTGATACCAGGTCTGGTAGAGCTCTTTCGTCGCCATTTCGATGACGGTGATACCGAGGAGCCCGCAGACCCTGGAAAGACCGCCGGCGCAACCCCATGGCACCAGCGCGGCTCGGAAATCGGGCTGATCGCGGTCGACGTGCCACCAGTTGTCGTCGGGGACGATCTGCTCGATGACCTTGGCGTTGAGAACCAGCTTGGCTTCGATGCCGATCTGAACCCCGTCGACGTCCCGCCGCAGCAGGATGTCGAAGCCAGCGGTCTCCGGATATGCGGTCCACCCCTTCGGCAACTGAGCGATAAAGGTGGCGCAGAGATCGGCCTCTGATCTGAATTTTGCCTTCTCGATCACCGACGCACGACCTCGATTTTGCGGCCGCGTTTGAAGATCGCGCCGAACTGCTCTTCTGCCTTCGAGCGCAACGGCGACGCCTTGTCACCACTCCCGACGATATCGCCTTGCAGATGTGATCGAAGCGCCCGCCAGGCCATCGCCTCGGCCTCGAAAGAGGTTGGATAAAGCTGAGCGATACCGTTGATGCACACCGGTTCCCACGCCGCTTTGTGGACCTTTCTGAATTGTCCCTCGAAGCCGCCCCTTACTGGGACGGCACGTGCATTGACTTCGTTCATGGCCGCCGCACCCATTCCGGCAGGCATTCAAGAATGTGCAGCCGCTTCTTGGTCAGCCCAGCGAACCGCCATCCCGCTTGGTAGAAACAATGCCCCCAAGTCGGTCGTCGACCTCTCCATGTCGGCTGGACTTCCTTTGGATCAACGAATGTAAACAGTCGTTCCTTGGGCCAGCGTGCCCATGCTAGCCACATGGCGGTGGACAAGAGGTGAGAGGCCACGTCGCCATTCTCGCGGCGGAATATTGCGCAGTTGACTCCATACTGTTCATCGAAACGAAATTCTTCCTTGCGCCACGCACAGACAGCGCCGGCATCCGATGTGATCAGAAGCAGCTTGCTGCCTGGTCCGACGATTAAGGACGGCTGCCTACGTCCCCGTCTGGTGTGCTGGTTGGAGTAATGGCGGGTGAACAGGTCTCGCGCGGTCGGATTGCCGTCGAAGACCTCAAGCCAACCATCACCGATGAGATCGGGTTGTACGTTCAACGTACCGGCCTCCACGTCCCACCGTAGTCGACGAGGAAGCCCCGCATCACGCTTTCAGGGGCCGCGAAGATCGGTGGCTGCGTCCGGCCCGACAGCACGCTGATGTAGAGGCGGCGCGAGCTCACGATCTCGGCGAGTTCGTCGTCAGTGAACTCCCAGCACGACACCGAGCAGTGCCCGTTTGTGAAGGTATGCAACGTCCCGACGTTTTCGGCGCCCTCTGGGGCGCCGAGTCTCATGTTGGATCCTGGGAAATCGACTGGTTCTGGCATGGTCAAGCGGCCTCGTCCTCGTCGACATCTTCTTCGAGGTCATCGTCGTCAGGATCGAGCGGCGGTGCAGCGATTGTGGCGGCGGGGATCTGGCCAGGACCGGAATAGGTTGGTGCCCGGAGCTCCGGCGGCAACCAGCCGGTGCCCTTGATGTTCTCGACGGCGAAGGCGACGAGCTCGGCCTTCTTTAGCTTGTCGGCCTTGCGCGCCTCGTCCTTGTTGAGGGCCTCACGGATCGCGTCAATGATGAAAGTCTTCGAGACCCCGGCAAAGTACTCGGCGGCGTCGAACGTCTCATGAAGAGCCGCCGTCATCGTGTCAGCATCGATCGCGGCAACCAGTGCCCGAGGGGCGCCGTCGAACGCGCGGTAATCAGCCGTTGAGACATGCAGGCTGATGGCGTTGCCGGCGATGCCTGCGGCGACAATGAACAGTTCGGCGTCGGACATCGCCTGCAGCCGGGCCAGTGCATCGGCGAAGTTCTCGGTGCCGCGCAACTGCTGGTGCCCCATGCCGGCGTGACTGACATGTATCGGGCAGGTCCTGGCGTTGCTGTATACGTCGCCTTTCGTCAGGAAGCCGGCGAGCAGGGCGACGAGCCCGAGCCGCGGTTCGGACTGCAGGGCCTTGCGGGTTGCCAAGCCGGCCTGCGCGGACAGCCGCGTCGCCAAAGCATTTGAGATCGTTGGGGCCGCTTTCTCCTTTTTGTCGCCGGAGCCGGCGCCGGTTGTCGGCTTTGCCGAATTGGGCTTGACGACCCCCCGACTGATCTCGAGATCACCGTAGTGACCAATATTGAGAACGGCGCCGGCCTTGGCGAGCTGTTCCGGGGTCCACTGCCGGTCTGCGATAGTTTTCTGCAGCGTCGCCAGTTCGTCGGCGGCGCCGTCGGTCCCCTTGGCGACACCCTTCTCCAACTTCTTGATCTGCTTTTTCTCGTCGGCAGTCGCCTTACCCTCGGCAGGCTTCTCAGTGGCCCAAGAGTAGGACCAGGAATAGGGGAGGTCGGAGGCCATCGAGACCCAGGACCATCCTTCAGCCTTCAGCCCTGCGAAGGTTGAATCTACCTTCTCCTTGGCGACCTTCGCCGCGATCTCGGGATTGTCGATGACATGGTTGTCGCCGAAGAGGTCGGTTGTCATCGTGCCGCCGGCGGCCTTGTAAGCTTCGACCCCCGCGATCTTGATAGCCTTCGCGGCTTCACGATTGTCGGCCCCGAACGCTTGGCGGATCGAGTAAGAATCCAGATGGCCGATCTTCTTCAGCTTGTTGAACGTCGCCTCCTGGGCCTCGATCGAGGGGGCCAAGGTAAAGGCGCGGATACAGTTGGCCGCATCGCGGGTGAAGACACCATCGCGCCAAGCCTGCAGGATGACGGGTGCGAGCCCACCGAGGGCAAGGATCCTCTTGACCCGCTGAGGCGTGATGCCGAAGCGCTTCGCGATGGAGGCCTCAGATAAGCCGGCGGCGGTAAGTGCGCTGAACTCCTCGATCTCGTCGGCTTCGTGCAGCGGCGCCCGGTTTATCTGTTCGGCGAGTGCGATCTCGCGGGGATCGTCGACGCCTTCGAACTCGTCGCATGGGACCTCCCAGTCCTCGGCGAGATGGTTCTGCTCGACGAGCAGCCGCAGCGCGGCGAGGCGGCGGTTGCCGATGGCGACATAGAACGTCCTGTCGATCTCCTTGACCTTGGGCGGGGTGATAAGCCCATGGGCGGCGATCGAGGCCGCGAGTTCCTCGATATCTTCGCCGCGACCGACGCGCCTGGCATTGAGCGGCGGATCGGCTTCGTGCCCGAACCTGAGTTCGTTGAGTGGGATCATGCGAGAGGTCATGTGGGTGTCCTTTCGGTTGATGGTCTTCTGAAGGAGAGGTTCAGGCGCCCGGCCTCGGCGGAGACATTGACGTAGGGCCTGCCAATGGCCTCGGCGGCAGATTTCAATGTGAGGCCTTGCGCCTGATGATCGACGAGCACCTGCCGCTCTTCTTCGGTCCAAGGCCGGCGGTGCTTGAGGCCCATCTTGCAGGCCTGGCTGGCGATAGACGCTCTGGTGCGGTCCAGCCGTTCAGCGATTTCGCCATGCGACTGCCCCTGGCCAAACATCGTGCGGATGATGTCGAGATCTTCATCCGAGAACTCTCGGTGCTTGCGATGGACCCCATGTTTCTTCGCGAATTTCGCCATGGCCGTGGGGCCACGGATGTACCCAGCGGCCTTCAAGTCGGCGAGGATCTCGGAGTGTGTCTTGCCAGCAGCAAGACCGTCGAGGCCGATTTGAGTTTCCTCTTCGGTCCAGAAATTGACCCGGGACCCCGATATCCCGAGTTTGATCGCCGCCATCTGTATGGCGCCGAAGGAGCGGTCGAACCCGGCCGCTACGAGGCTTTGTCGGATGCCAGATATCGATGTCCCGGCTTCATAGCCGTCGAGCACGAACTGGTATTCGGCGTCGGTCCAGTCCGCGACGGCGCGGCTATTCTTGATGCCCAAGGTGGCGCCGCGCACCGATATCGCACCGAGGGATCGAACTGGACTGCCGTTGGCGACGAGCTGTTCCGCGATTTCACCAAGCTTGAGCCCTTTTGCGTATCCGTCACGGATCAAGGCATCGTCGGCCTCGGACCATCCCCTGCCATGGGCACCAGGCTTGCCGGTTACCTGCTGCGGCGCGGCTTGGTCGGGCTGTCGGGCATCAGGCACCTGCAACAACAGGGCAGCAGCAGCAGCAGCCGAGATCGTCGGCGGTGCGATTACCTCGGGTGCTGCACCCTTATGCCTGGACTGGACCGGCCCCGCCTTGAACCTGATGCGACGCGGTCCCGCGATGGCGGGACCAATGGCCAGGAATTCGCCGTCTGAGAGAGTGCGCAGTGCCCGGCTGTGTCCCAAGGTGAAACCGAGCAGCGAGCCCGCGCGCTCGAGATCTCGGTCGAAGATCGTGCGGCCGACAACAACGTTGGTCGCCTTCGACACCACCGCCTTGGCGGTTTCGGCGATACGCTGCGTCGCGATGATGCCGGCGATGCCACGTTTGCGGCCCCGGCCCATGAGATCCGAGAGCATCGCGGTGGAGCGCTTTCGGGTATCGGCGGTGACGTCGCCGGTGTCGTAGTGTGGCGCCACGGTCTGGGCTTCGTCGATGAGGACAAGAAGCGGGTGCCAATGCGCCTCAGGCACCACCAGCAATCCTTCGGCAATGTCGGCGACGAGATCGAGACGATCTTCCGGAGTCGCATCGGAGAGATCGAGCACAGCGCTGTACCTGTGCTGGCGAAGATGAGTGGCGAAGGCGTGGCCACCGATCCGTCGCACATCGGCGGCGGTAAGAACTGCGACGTCGAAGTGTTCCTTCAGCGTCGAGAATTCGCCGTCGGGATCCAGCAGCAACTGCTGAACACGGCCAAACGCCTGCTCGAAGAGGCGACGCAGCAACATGGATTTGCCGGCGCCGCTATTGCCCTGGATCAACAAACGGCCGTCGATCAGCTTGGCGAGGTCGATGCCAACAGGTTCGGCCTTCGAGGTACTTCCGATCTCGATATCGCCCGCGCCGAGGGGACGAACCGGTGCCGAGGTTTCGATCGAGACTATCCTATCGTCGACATGCTGCGCGGGCTCGCCGCGCACCGTCTTGACCGGAGAGGGCACCCCCGACTCTTCGGCGAGCAGCTTAGCCACCATCTGATCAGCCGGGGACAGCTTCGCGATCTGATCTGGTTTCGGAAACACGACGCCAAAAGCGCGGCTGATCGGTCGCTCGGAGGTTTCTCTGACTTCGGCATTCAACATCTCAGGTTCCTTTCTGATCCCGAGTGGCGGTGAGGTTCCGGCTGTCGCGACCGCTTTCAATCGAGGCCCTGGCGACCTGGTCGAGGGCGCCCGGACAGATCTCGGTGAACTGGTCGCTGGCGCCGGCCCTGAGGCGGCCGGCGGTGATCCGCAGCATCGCGACCAGTAGATTGGTTGTGGTGGCGGAACGGTCGGTCATGCCGCATCCCCGAAGAGATCGAGTTGCGGAGGTGCAGGCTTCGCCGCTGGCGCAGCGGGCTGCAGGTAGTTCGCGGGATTGTCGACGTAAGCTTGGAGCCGCTCGCCGTGATGCTGTGCAAACAGGAAACGGGAACGCGTCGGATACCGTCCCCATTGCTCCAGCGAGAGCCCGTTGCCGTGGACGACATCAGCGGCGACCCCGCGAAGGGTGAGCTGCAAGTACGCCATCTTGACGCAAGGCAGCGAGACGTCGATGCCGGTAAGCCAGAGATGGATACCGGGATCGAACCCGAGCTCCCGTACCCGCTCCGCAGCCGCAAGGGCCATGGCGCCGGCACCAATCGCGGGCTCCAGCATCGTGATGAAGCCGTTCTTCTCGATCGCCCGCTTGATCCCGTCCTCATCGATGATCATCGCCGCCATCGAGCGGGATAGTTCCCACGGAGTGAAGAACTGACCCTGTGCAGCGTTCAGTGATCCGAGGTGGCCGGCGACAGGGCCAAGGAAATCGTATTCCTCATCGATGCCGGCGGCGGCGATCGCGAGCAGCTCGGGGAAACGCGCCGGATACTCCTTGTCGGAGTTGATGACCTTGAGATATCGGGCCTCGATATCATCGCGCTTGTCGCCGGCAGGTATCAGCGGAGAAATGAAGGCGCAGAACGCGGCCTCCAGGAAATCGTGGAAGACCTCGCGATGGGATCGGCTCCGGGCGAGACCATCGACCAGCTTCAGGAAGTCGGCGGTCGGTCCCTTCATGCCGGCCCATGGGTGCTTTTTGACGTGGCCCATGGCTAGCCCACCAGGTCTATGACGTTGACGCGGTAGGCCTCCAGCGTCGCCGCCAGCTTGGTGACGACGCCGGGTTCCTTCATGAGCTCGCGGTCCCCGATGAGCCCACGCCCCGACAATGCGTGGGCCTCGCCGATCGCGAATGCGAGCTGGACGGTTTCCTTGCCGTCCTCTGCCATGACGACCTCGATGCCGGCGGCCGTGGCGCGGAGGATGCGCTCCGCGTTCCGACCCATGATCTTGCATCGCCAGAATTCAGGACTGTCGTGTCGGGTCGCAGCGGCCGGTTCGCCGGTTCTCACCAGCTCGACGCCGCGTTCGGCGAGAAGCCTCAGGATTTGATCGGCTCGTTTTCGAACCGGTTCCCTGCCTTCTTCCCACCAGTTTCCCCAGAGCGGAGATATTGGCCCCAGCCGCTCGAAACGGATGCACTCAGCTAAGATGTCCCGGATTGGCCGGTCGTTCATCCCACCGCCCTCCGGCCCCAGTGATCGAACTTCGGGCGGTAGCCTTCGCGAACGAACCTGTATCCGCGACCCCAGACCGTTTCGACGAAGTCGAGACCGCCGGTCAGCGTGAAAACCTGCTTTCGGAGACGGTGGACGAACACCTTCACGAGGCTGTTCGATATCTCCTCATGCTGCCATCCATAGACGTCGATCGACAGCGACTTGGTGGTGATGACCCGATCGTCATGCCGGGTCAGCGCGAGCATGTACGCGGTTTCGAGGGGCGTCAGCGAGATCATGCCTGCCCGAGACCGGAGCATCTTGAGCTCGGGCAGGAACTCGCAGCCCGCGAACCTGACCACGCTGTCATCGGCGAGGATTTGGCGGTCCCGGCGCAGCAAAGCGCGGCATCGCTCGATGAACTCGTGCTCGGCCAGCGGCCAGGTCTGCGCATCATCGGCGCCGGCGCGCAGCGCGACGGCGCGGTGTTTCGCATTGGCGGCGAGGTCATCGCGCTGCGCCGGCATCATCACCATGATGAGATTGCCGATTGCGGCGTCGCGGAGCCGCCGGATCGATGACACCGCCCGGTATCCGTCTTCGGACCAGATCACCGCGATGCGCTGCGGATCAGCCCGGGTTGCCGCCGCGAGCTCTTCGGGACTGCCGGCGATGCCGACGTTGGCCTGGCACTGCGACAGCCACGACGTCACAATTTCATTGAATGGGAGACGATCCCCGGCGACGACAGCGCGCATCCTATCGTGGCTCCACTGGCACGATGATGCCGGTGATGACCCCGATGATCAGGGCAACAGCCGCGACGAGCACGATGAAGGCGAGGGCGTCGCTGACGGAATGAGGGACTCGGATCTGCATCAGAAGCGCTCCGGGATCGCTGGTTTCGCGTTGCGTTGAGCGAACTCCTCGGCTTCGCGCTGCCGACGGGCAGCGGCGAGGAAAAGCGGGTCGACCGGCGGGGCTTTCATGGGATCGACCAGGAGACAGCCGCAGTACCAGATCGCCAAGCCATCGGTGCGGTCGAAGCCCTTGTCGGCGAGGGCGTCCTCCTGGCTGATCCAGCCCAGATCAATGCACTTCTGGCGGACCAGCGGCTTCGGCTCGACACCTTTCGGTTTCTTCGGGAGGAATTTGGACCGGATCGTTGACAGGTAGATCCGATGCTCACCGCGTACGCCGTCGATGACGACGATTTGATTCCTGACGCCAAGCAGCCGAGCTGTTGCGATGATCACGGCGATCAGGCCGTTTTTCATCTCGGATGTCTTGTAGTTTGAGTTATCGACGGCGCCGTCTAGAAGTGCGCGTTCGACGAACAGGCAGTCGACCGGGTAAGCGGTGATGAAATCTGTCGTCCAGCGCAACGCTCCCAGCATGACGTTCGGGTAGCTGGCGCCGGCGCCAGATTTCGCGAAGTACTGGGCACCCGATTTCGGGATCGAGCCGATGGGACCATACGCCCAGCCGAAATGGGCTGCGGCATCGATTGCAAGAATGCGCGGTGCGGTCATGTTTGCCTCTGAATAGGTTTGGCCGCTACTTTCCCGGCCTGGTCAGGTAGTTTCAGGCCTCGACGGTTTCGGCCGCCGGTGCGGCGTTGTCCCAATCCCTGTCGGTCATGTTCTCCTTGACGGCCGCGATCACGGCGGCCGTCGTGGCGTCGGGCTTGTTGGGTTCCTGGGTGGGTTCTTCACGAGCCACGGCAGCGGCGCCGAGGCCGAAGCCGGCGAAGTCGTCGCCAAGGGCGGTGCGGATGTCGACGGCGAATTCGCGGTCGTCGTCATCGAGGCCGTCGACCTTGCCCTCGGCGCGCTCCAGCATCGCCTCGGCCTTACGCTTGATCTTCTGGGCGTCGGTCAGCGCTCGGATGACGCCCTTGTTGACGCCCTGCTTTTTCGCATCGGCGAGCAGCACGGCCTGGTCGCCGTCGACCTCTTTCTGGATCGCACGCTTCTTCGTCTTGAAGTCGGCTTCGAGGAGCCGGAGCTTTTCCTCGCGAACCTGCTCGAGGCGATCGAACTCTTCGACGAAAGAGGCAGCTTCTTTGGCCGAGGCGCGGTTGGGACGCTCATGAACGGTCATGCGAACTTCCTTTCAGCCGAGCGGATCTCGGCGCGCTGGCGTGTTGTGGGGGGCTCGTGGGCAAGGCGCTTGTGGTAAGGGCAGTACGGGGAGTCGGAGACGTCGTGGCCACAGAAACCGAAGTCTTCGGCCCGTGGGTCACCGCTCGGCCATCTACAGGTCGTGGCAGTGAGCTCGACCAGGGCGAGGCGTTTGGATTCAGGCGCGGTATCATCGTCGACGGGGCGCATCGGGACCCCGGCGATGAGCGCAGGGGCCAGGCCGGGTGATGACGCGCGCTGCTCGGCGCGCGCCTTGAAATCGAATGGGTGAGGATTGTTGGGGCCGCGCATCGGGGCAACTTCGACGCTGCCGGCGGCGCTCTTGCGCAAGACCTTGTCGCGTTTTGGAGCCTGCTTCGGAGCAACTGCTTGCCTCGCCATCTTCGGCGGAACCGGCGCCTTGGCGGCGCGCGAGCGTTTCGGAGATTTGCGGCCCGGGACGTCGACGCCGGCTTCCGTCATCCGGTGCATGTAGCCGACGATGGCATTTCGTGTCGTCGCCAGCCGGTCCGCTACCTGGGATGCGGAAAGGCCCTCGGCGCGCAGCGCCAGCACGGCCGCGTCGCGTTCCTCACTGGTGAGCACCTCCCACCGGAGTGGGGCATCAGGTATGGCAGGTGGGGAGACTTCTACGTGAGGTGCGCCGTCGGCTTTCCGGATTGCCCGGACGACACTGGTTATCGCCGATGGTCGTGCCCTGAGTTTCCAGGCTATGGTGCCGGGGGCGTGGCCCTGTTCAAGGAGAAGACGGACCTCCGAGATCCGCTGCTCCGGCGTCATCGCCAGCCATGGCTTCGAGGCGCTCATCTGGCGTCTCCGCCAGTTCCGGATAGATCCAATGCGCCAGCGAGTCGGCCCAGAGCACGCATTTGGTGGCCATCCAGCGGCGCGCCCTCCGCGGCAAGATGAGCTGCCAGAATGTTCGCCGTGGCGGCGAGTTTAAGCTTGGCACGTCTGGCCTCCTCGATCGCGCGCAGTTCCTGCAGCGCGAGTACTTCATGATAGTCGGCCCGCCGCGCCTCGCCATAGAACCACGATTTCACGCGGTTCCAAGTCAGATCAGTTAGCCGATGCGGAAATTTCGGATCTGTCAGGCCAGCGTAAACCGCAGTGATCTGGGCTTTCCAGTTCGCGCCGGGCGCGACGATCTCGCCGATCTCAACGGTCAGGCCATGGGCGATCGACGCGCTAGACATTTGACGACCGCCCTGGCTGCCAGCGCTTGACCGATTTTCGGAGAGCTCCGAAAATCTTTCTGAGCGCTGCGAAGACGTTTCCGAGAGGTCCGAACCGAACATTGCTATCTCCATTTCCAGCGACGGAGTTGGAGACGAAAGCAGATGAGCGGACAGAGAAACGGCCTGCCACCACCAGCTGGGAAAGCGAGGGGGCCACCAAGCCGGCAAGATGCCGGCGGCCGCACAACACGCTGGTGGCGCTGAACATCATTGGGACAGCTCCCGGATCAGAAGGCCGTGAGCGGGAATGTCGAGGATGGTTGAAATCTGCTGCAGACGATCCAGGTTGACTGACGATCGCCCCTGCTCGATGCGGTTCATGTTCGTCCAATGGATGCCAACCAGTTCGGCGAGCTCACATTGTTTGAGCCCCCGATGATGCCGGGCGGCCCTGATGTTGAGGCCAACAGTTTCGCGCAGGGTGCTCATTCGGCAGCCTCAGGCGCAGGGGACGTGAAACCATAGAAGTCGTTCGGGCTGACCTGCCCGTTCGTGATTTCAGCAATCTTTCTCATCTGATCAGGCCTGGGCACGCGTTCGCCGCGAAGCCATTTTCGAAGGCCAGACACCGAGCAATCGCCGACACGTTCGGCCATCTGTTCGTGGGTCAAACCATTCTGCTCGATGAAATCTGAAAGTTTCATGGCCGCTAGACTTCCCCATTATGGGAAAGATTGTCAAGCGGATTTTGGGGAATGTTCGCGGCAGCGGTGCGTGATAGAAATCCCGTTATGGGTAATCAACTCAAAAGAATCCGCGAATCCAAAGGGATGACGCATGATGACGCCGCTGCTGCGATGAGCATTTCGCGCGGCCAGTACATCAAGCTCGAGCGCGGTGAGAGGCGCCTCAACGAGGACTACATCCTTCGAGCATCGCGCGCATTCGGGGTTCCGGTGCAGTTTGTCATCGCCGATGACGAGGAGTGGTCATCGGATGGGGATGCCCCGCAGTCGGTGCCGGATAGCGCTGGATTTCTCCCTTACGCCGGCACAACGCAGGCAGGTGTCTTCGTCGACGTCGAGCTGCATGCCAACCATGAGCCGCAGGCTGTGGCGATATCGCCGGATCCGCGGTACCGCCGCGCCCGCCAGTATGTCTGGCAGGTCCTCGGGGATTCCATGAACAAGGCCGGCATCCATGACGGGATGTTTGCTGTCGGCGTCGACTATGTGGATTTCGTCGAGCACTACAGGCCCATTGAAACCGGCGATATCGTCGTGGTCGAGCGTATGCGGTTCGACGGCCAGGAGCGGGAACGAACGATCAAGCGATACTGGGAAGAACCTGGTGGCATCGCCCTGGTGCCGGAGTCGACCAACCCGCACCACAAGCCGATCGTCATCCCCAAGGACGGTATCGTCGAGGGCGAGGAGATCAGAATCATCGCCTATGTGACCGGGTCATACAGTCTCTTCGGCAAGGCGATTTTTGATCTCGACGAGGGTCAAAAAATTCATCTGTGAGCGCATTGACTTCGGCGGGGCGTGCGGTCTAACCGCGCGCCCTCACGCACGCGCCCGGTGAGTATAAACTTCTAACATAGAGCTCTACGTTTAGACCTCTCAAGTCTCGTTCTACGATTCTCGTCGAGCTCAACCTTTCACCGAATCTGTGTCCCGCTGCTTCTCAGTGTGGGTGCTTTCGCACCCACTGCTGCAGCGCTCTACGAATCAGGACTAGCACTTCCGCGCGAGCGCATGCTTCCCGACCGGGAAAGGCGCCCAAAAAAATATTCCCCATAATGGGAACTGAAGGACTTGACGACTTCCCCGTTTTGGGAAAGTCTTGGGGCAAAGGAGAAATCCGATGCCAACGACCCCACGACGCCACCCCGAAACCGACGATCTGGCCGGACTGATGTCTGACCTCGGCAAGGCGTTCTTCGCCTTCCTGATCTTCCCGGCGACCTGGACCATCCTCTCGGCCTGTGGCGCCGAGGCTATCAAGGGGTGGTTCTGATGATCGCCGCCGTCGCCATCCCGCTCGGCGCCGACGACGCCAACGACACCATTGACGCACTGGTTCAAGCCGAAGCCTTCATCAGCGGCTTCGAGGGCGATCCGCTCCTGGACAACGTCACCGACATCCTTGCCGGCCTGCGCCTGGCGATCACCCGTGAGCAGGCCGCCCCGACAATGCTGGCGGCGCTGAAACTGGTCGCACCCTGCTGGCCACTGGATGGCATACCTGCTGGCGCCGAGCATTTTCCCTATGCCCGAACGGCGCATGCCATCCATGCGGCTATCAACGCAGCGGAGGGCCGCTGACATGGACGCGCCCTCAATCGCGCCAACGCTGGAAGACCTCAGGGCGGATCTCAGCCGTGCGGAACGTGCCCTGGTCTGCGCCGACATGATCGACGATTTCGTCCGCCGCAAGCTCGAGACGACCGCTGCGAAGATCCTCGTCGACCACATCCAGCAGCAGATCACCCGCATCGAGGAGACGCTGTGATGAGCGAGTATGTTGATCTGTCGCATGTTTCCGATGGCCAGCTCCGCGCTTGGTCCGATCTCGGCGTGATTTCGTCGGCGCGGTTCGTCGATGAGATGGTGCGGCGCGGGCATGTCTTCGGGCACATGGTCGTCGACGCCCCCTCGATCGAGCCCAGGCCCGGCGACCTGTTCGACGACCTCGATGTCATGGCGTTCGAACAGTCGGCACCGGCCGACTACGCGCTGTCCGAGGCGTTGCCATACGAGGCGCTGCCAGTCGAAGCCGCGCCAATGTTTACCATCGTTGAACGGCTTGTCCTTGTCGCCGGCGGACTTGTTGCCATCGCCATGATCGCGGCGGTGCTCTGATGGCCGCCCCATCCCTGACCACTCGCCTCAGCAGCGGACAGCTTCTCGCGCTCGCCGACGACGCCTTCGTCGTCCTGAACTGGGCGAAGCGAAACGGCATGAACCGCCAGCAGCAGCTCGCCGAGGTCGTCAAGACCTTCGAGGTCCGCCTCGGCTACCGCAAGCCCAAGACCGGCGAGGTCCGGTCATGATCACGATCACCATTTTTGCGCTGACGATGCCGCCGTCGCCGATGTTCGAGCGGCGGTTTGCCGAACTGGTCGATGCCGATCGGTACGAGGCATTCTGGCGCCGGCTCGGCCACTGCCACATCCGCCGACAGGTGCGGCAATGATCGACATCGCCCCGACCACAGAAGCCGAAATCAGAAACCGAGACCTCGCGATCGCTGCAGCATCACAGTCAGCCGATGCATGCGCTGAACTGCTGCGGTTCGCCCGTGAAGGAGATGGCTCGATGGCCGGCCCCTTCGGCACCGATTGCGTTGAGCAGTTGCTCGACGCCGCCAAGATGGCGATGGAGGTCGAGGGCTGGCCGGCAGGTAGCGGCTTTGAACCCGAAACGCGCGATGAGCGCAGGCAAATCTACGACGCGATCTGCAAGTACCTTGAGGGGTGGGCATGATGGAGAGCCCGTTCACCCGTTTTACCGACAGCGAAGTCCGCGACATGTTGCATGGGGCAGGTCTGCCGGTGGTGCTCGACGACGCCAACGTTGCCAAGCTAGGCCTCGCCCGTATCGTGACGCAGCGCCAGCGCGTGCTGGCTGCATACCGCGACAATCCGGACGTCGATGCGATATTCAAAGCGCTTGGTCGCCAGGTCCCGAAGAGCAGCATCCGCTCCTATCTCTGCCGTGCCGTTCCAGATGGCGAGTGGCGTCAGCGCAGCAAGCGTGGGTCGGGGAGGGCGGCATGACGATCGAGGTCATCCGTCCAGCCGACCGCGTGGCCTGGCTTGCCGCGCGCACCCAAGACGTCACCGCGAGCGTGGCCGGCGCCCTGTTCGGCGTCGACCCCTACATGTCGCTCTACGAGCTGTGGGCCGAGAAGACGGGCCGGCGGTCGCCCGACGGTGAACCTTCTGATGCCATGGAGCGCGGGATCCTGATGGAACCCGTCGTCGTCAAGATGGTGCAGAAGCGTCATCCGGCTTGGGTCATCGGCTACGACGGCGAGAACCCGGTCTACTACCGTGATCCCGACACCCGCATTGGGGCGACACCGGATGCTTTCGTCGTCCGCCCCGACAGGCGCGGCACCGGCATCATGCAGATCAAGAGCGTCTCCGAGGACGCCTTCGAGAAATTCTGGGAAGTCGATCCGGAAGACGGCGCCATCATCCCGCCGACTTGGATCGCGATTCAGGCGATCATTGAAGCCACGCTGACGAAATGCCCTTGGGCCTGTGTTGCCGTGGTGGTGCTGACGAGGCGCGGCACGTTCCGTTTAGAACCCATCATCGACATCCCGCTCGACAATTTCCTGTTCTGGGAACGGCTCGTCGAGAAGGTCGACGCCTTCTGGGAAATGATCGCCAGCGGCCGGACCCCTGATCCGGACTGGGATCGAGACGCCGACGCTGTTCTCGATGTCCTCCGGCAGAGCTTGCCGGAACGGAAGGATCTCACCAATGATCCGGCCGTCGACGATCTCGCCGGCCAATACGTCCAGGCCAAGGCGACGGAGACGCAGCAGGCCGCAGTCGCGGCCCGGCTCCGCGCAATGATCTTCCACGTCCTCGGCACCGCCGAGATCGGAGAAACCGAACGCTGGTCGCTCAGCGCCCGGACATCGGTGCGCGGCGACGGCACCGCAACGCGCGTGTTGCGCATCAAGCCAAGGGAGAACCTCAATGCAGGTTTCTGACGCCCCATCCATAGCGGGACCAGGACACAACCTCGCGACCACTGCCGATGTCTTCCGGGATCGGTTCAAGGACCTCATCGACGACGTCGAAGCTCTGGCGACGCGCGCCAACGGCGCTCGAGCGGAACTCTCGGCCGACGTCATCGCAAATGACAACGAGCGCGACACCTTCATCCAGATCGGTGTGACCGCTGCCAAACTGGCGGCGTCGATCGACGAGAAGCGCGCCAAAGTCATCGAGCCGCTGCGCATCGAGGTCAACGAATGGAACAGCCTCTTCGGCACCGACAAGCCGGTTGAGGGCTCACTGAAGTACCGCTGCAACTTGATGAAGAAGTTCGCCGACACTGTCGTCGGCCGGTACGACAACGAGAAGCGCGAGGCAGAAAAGCGGAAGGCTGCTGCCGAGGCCGACGCGGCCAGGGCCCTTGCCAATCGCAAGCTCGACGAGGCCGCAGCATCCGGCCACTCGGTTTTGTCCGACATCGCACTGCAGGAGGCATCCACCGCCGAGAACAAGGCGGCGGTGCTCGAAAACGCAGCATTGACCGCCGGCAAAGGTCCGACGCGCACCGAGGCCGGCACGGTTTCGCAGCGCACGTCCTGGACCTACCGGGTCACCGATTACTCGAAGATCGATCTCAACAAGCTGCGCGGATACGGCCCCTTCAACGTCGAGGCAATCGATAGGGCACTGGCGGCCTACGCGAAGCAGAACAAGGGCACCGCCCCACTCGCCGGCGTCGATTTCATGCCTGAGACCAAAACCCAGATCCGCGGCTGATCGGCCCCGGTAACAGGAGACCATTGCGATGAACATACCCGCACGCACGCCGCCCCACGATCCAGAAACCGGCGAGCTCACGACCGGCCTGCCAGCCGGATACCAGACCGGAAACCAAAGCCTCGCCGTCAGCATGGCCATGGCCGAGGTCGACCAGCAGATCACCACAGCCCATGCTTATCCGCGCAGCGTCGATCGCGCTGTTAAGAACATTCTGGCGCTGGCCACTCTCGACGAGGAAACCGCGAAGGAGTGCATCTATGCGCTTCCGCGTGGCAACAAGCCCATCCGGGGACCGTCGATCCGTCTCGCCGAGATCATCCAGAGCCAATGGGGGAACAATCGCACCGGCACCCGTGTCGTCCATGTCGACCGCATCGAAAAATACGTCGAGGCCGAAGGCATATTCCATGACCTCGAGACGAATTCGGCGACGACATCCAGAGTCCGCCGGCGGCTGTCCGACAAAGAAAATCGGCTCCTCACCGAGGACATGATCATCGTCACCGGCAACGCGGCTGCGTCCATCGCGAAGCGCAACGCGATCCTGGGCGGTGTCCCCAAGGCGGTTTGGCGCCGGGCCTATGCGGCCGTCGAGCAGGTCCTTGTCGGCGACATCATGACCATGGCGGAAAAGCGCGAGGATGCCCTGAAGGCCTTTGCCGCATTCGGCGTCAAGCCGGAACAGCTATTCGAGGCCCTCGGAATCGCGGGCGTCGATGATATCGGCCCAGACCAGTACATCACGCTGATCGGCATGCACCAGGCCCTTCGCAGCGGTGAGGCCACTGTCGAGGAGATGTTCCCAGTCAAGCGCCAGCCCGGCGAGAAGCCGGGCAGCCTCAAAGGGCGGCTCGAGCAGCTCGCCGCCGACAAGAACAAGGATGGCGCCGCAGGAGCGCCCAAGAATTCGGAAGCCGGCTCCTCCACCGGCTCCGAGTCCGGAAAGCAGGCATCAACGCCGAAGGCTGCGACTGCTACCGGGCAACAGCCGTCGTCCGGCGACCCCTCGCCCCCCACCCCGTCGGACGACGGCGACCCTATCGTCGTGGCGACCCGGAAGGGCAGGGCGGCTTACCGCCGTGGCCTCGGCCGCAACGCTGTGCCGGCTGGCCTGAAGGCTGACGACCGCAAGGCCGAGCTAGAAGCCTATCTCGCCGGCTTCGATGACGAAGCCGAAGCAGATGCACCTGAGCCGGGCTCAGAGGAGGCCGAGTAATCGCCATGGACGAGAGGGGAGAGAGTGTTTGCGCGGCACTGCGCAGCCAGCCACCGTCTGATGATCCGATCGCCAAGCAGGCCAGGATTCACCACGACGCGATCAGCCGCAACGAACGTGCCGTCCTGACGATGGAGCGTGACCGCGATGTCACGCTCCGGCGCCTGGACGCCGAACTCGCCGAGGCCACCCGCGAATTCGAGGCACGGCGCGCCGGCATCCTAGCGCAGATCGACGCGACAACGCGCGGCGCCGACCACGAGATCGAGACCAGAAAGCGGCTGATCCGGTCGAGCCAGGACGCCTTGGTTGCGTTGGAACCCAACCAAGCGAGCCAAGAAGCACCGATGAACGTGCGGAGCATTCCGAGACGCGAGGCCGTCCAGGTCCCGATCCAGGTGCACGGGGACATCCGGTCATGAGCGCCCCGACGTTCAGGGTCCATTTCGCCGACGGCACCACGATCGACATCCCCGCCGCCGACGCCAGGGCGGCGCGGGCCGAAGCCGAAAAACGCCACGCCGCGCACATCAGGAAGATCAAGCTCGTGAGGGCGAAATGACCAAGGAAATCCATGGCATCGGCATCGATGTCTATCACGGCGGCATGCGCCAGCTGATGTCGGCGGCGGCACCGGGCACCACGAAGGTGCTGACCAAGGATGGCGGCGTCGAGGTGCCCTACGCGGCTGGCGAGCTGCTGCTCGCCGACGAGCAAGGTCGTGTCATCGTGGGGCCGGTCAGTGTCAGCGGTGCCGTCGATCTCGCGGAGCGGGTCCTCGATGGCGACATGCGGGCGATCACCGACCCGCTCACGATCTTTGCCCTCGCCACGGCAATAGCCGGCTTCCGGATCGAGGTCGACGCAGACGAACCAGACGCCATCGATCCTGAACCCGCAACCATCGGAGCGGCGTGATGGGTGTCATTTATTCCATCACGTTTGTCGGCGCTGACAGGCAGTACATCGGGTCGGCGCGCAGCTACCGATCTCGCTTGAACGCGCACCGACATCTGCTGGCGCATGGCAAGCACCACTCAATTTTACTTCAGCGCGCGGCCAACAAGTATGGCCTCGACAACCTTGTCACGTCGATCCTGGAGACAGTCGAAGACGAACGGCTCCTTGTTGAGCGCGAACAGGCTTGGCTCGATTCCTTTAAGGGGCGTCTCTACAACCGCGCTGTGAACGCTTCGTCGCGTCTCGGTTTGACGATGTCTGCCGAAGCTCGTGGGAAGATCAGCGCTAGCCTTTCCGGCAATCAATACCGGGCCGGCATCCCGCATGATGCAGAATCCAAGGCAAAAATCGGTGAAGGTGTTCGGGCCGCCTACGCAGAAGGGCGCCGTAGGCGCGTGTCCTTCCCGGAAAACTTGGCCGCCCACAATGCAGCGGTCGCGCGCGGGGAAAAACCTCACCCGAGTCGAAATGTCGAACGCGACATAGCAATAGCCGCATCCCATGCGCTGACGCGCTCGCCACGCAAAACCGGGCTCGAATTCGGCATCACCGACAGCGCCGTTTTGTACGCCGTGAGGCGCACCAACCCATCCCAACTGAGGAAGTGGACACGAAAATGCGATACGCAGTGATCGACACGGAAACATCGGGTCTTTTCCGGTACAAGGATGCCGCCGGCGTCCCGGTGCCGGCCGACGATCCGTCGCAGCCACGTCTCGCACATCTCGGCATGATCTTGATCGACGAGCAGCTCCATGAAGAGCGTGCGATTGATCTTTATGTCAAACCCGACGGCTGGAAGATGGAGCCCGAGGCGCAGGCCGTGAATGGTCTCACCGACGATTTCCTTGCCGAGAACGGCGCCGATGTTGTCGAAGTGCTCGACCAGTATGTGCGCGTCATCGACGCCGGCTACGTCATCGTCGCCTTCAACGCCCAGTTCGATTGCAAGCAGATGCGCGGCGAGCTCCGCCGCGCCGGCATGGACGATCGGTTCCACAAAACCCCGAACATCTGCGTGATGCGCGCCTCGATGGCGCTGAAGATCAAGAAGGCCAACGGTCGCGGTGGCTTCCCGAGCCTGGCTGATGTCTGCGCCCATTTCGGCATCGACCACCATGAGGCGATCCACACGGCCGGTGGCGATGCCAGGGCAGCGCTGGAGATTTTTCGACGTCTTCACGCCGCAGGGATGCTCCCTGAGGCTCGGGTGCATTTCGCGAAGACGCCGCCCCTGCATGCCGTGGAGCCGCCGGCGGGTCTGTCCGGCAAGAGCGCGACGACTGCCATCGTCGATGAGATCGGTCTCGAAGCGATCCCGGAGCGCTTCTGATGGACAACACCGAAATCGCAGCCGAGGCCGTCGATATCGCCAACGAGCTCGGGGCGGTACTCCAGGGCAGGAACACCGTCGCATGCTTCATCGCTCTCTCGATGGTGCTCGGTGCCTCGGCGGCCATGGCAGAACGGCCGGACTTCGACGGCATGATGAAGCGGATCGAGACCGGCGCCCGCGACAGCTTCTTTCGCGCCCTGAAGGAGCAAGGCCGTGCCCCTGCTGCTGTCACTCCGTCCATTGCGTGGGTGCCTACGCACCAACATCTGAAAACCCTTCGACTTTATAGGGTCGTCATCGGCCACGCCCACATCGAGGCCACCATGGAAGCTGCCGTTGTCTACGACAACGCAGCCGGCCTCACCTTCGTCCGGCCAGCTTCCGAATTCTATGACGGCAGGTTCCTGTTGATGAACGGAGGGGCCAGTGGCTGAGCCCTTCACCCTGATCCGGGTCGTCGACACCGAGACCAGCGCGATGGACGACCCCGCCGAGATGGTCGAGATCGGTTGGACCGACGTCCGGTTGTTTCTGGCGGGCTGGCAGATCGAGAGCGGACCGCACTCCGTTCTCGTCAATCCCGGCATGCCGATCACGTTCCCGGCGATGGCAGTGCATCATATCACCGAAGCCGATGCCGCTCAGGGTGAAAACCCGGACGAGGTCAGAGCCAGGATCGTTAAGGGTGCCGATATCCTCTGCGCCCACAATGTCAGCTTCGACAGCCGATTTGTTCGCGGTCACAACCTGCCATGGATTTGCACATTCAAGGCGGCGAGGACGGCATGGCCGGAGCTGCAGAGCCACAAGAACGGTTCGATCCGCTATGAGCGAGGCCTCTGCCTCGGTGACAGCAGGACGGAGCCGTCACACCGCGCCGGCCCCGACACTTGGGTCACCGCGCATATCCTGCTCGACCTCCTGAAGATCTATCAGCCCGAAACGCTGATCGAGATGACGGGGAAGCCGGTCACCCTGATCAAGATCGACTTCGGCGAGCACAGCGGGAAACGCTTCTCCGAGATCCCCGACAGCTACCTCGACTGGATCCTGAACAAATCCAACATGCCGTCGGATCCGGCTCGCGAGGACGTCGTTCACACCGCCCGCCAAGAGGTCAGCAAGCGCGCTGCAGCCGCGCCGCCGGCAAAACCACGCCCCCGACCAGAAGATGCCTACGCCTCGGAGCCGCACGACCCCGATGCCTGGCGCAAGGAAATGGAGAAGGGGTTCTGATGCACACCGAACAGGAAGCCTTGGAGCTGTGGTGCCCGCTCGCACGCGTCGGCAACAGCCCTGGTTGCAATCGTTATCCCATGGAGCATGACCTCGCCACCGGTCATGCCTTTGCTCGTTGCCTGGGCACAAGCTGCGCGATGTGGCGCTGGGGCCGCTCGAAATGGAAGCAGGAGGCCAAGCCAGGTCATACGATCTTCGATTTCCCCAACGGCGGCGTCGGCCCGGTTTTCTTTGACCATGAGTCTCAGGTGCGGATCTCGACCCCGACCAACGGGGTCAAGAAGCCCGAGGAGATCAAGCTCGGCTACTGCGGTCTTGCGGGGAGCCCGGCGCGATGAACCGCTTCTTTGAAATCGCGCTGCACTCGTTCTGGTCGTTCCTCGGCACGATGATCATCCTGCTGATCCTCTTCATCGTGATCATGGGACTGCTGGGCGCCATCCTCCAGACCCGTCGTGAGCGCCGTTCCCTCAACGAAAGCGACGTTATCAAGATCGTCAGGACCGCGATTGACGTCGGCAAGCTCGACGCCTCGATCTCTCGCGTCGCGAAGCGCAACGGCCAGCGCACTGGCATCGAGGGAGAGCGCTCATGCCGCTGATCACCGTCGACATCATCCGATCCGACGAGGCCTTTCAGGCCGCGTTGCAGCGCTACGCCCACGCCAACGGCTCGTCCGATGGCGTCGCCGCCGCCGCGCTGCGCGCCCTGCAGCCGGTCTTCACCGCCCACAACAAGCGCGTCACTGAGCTGCTCGAAACCAACAACCGATACCTCAACGATGCTCGCTGCGCACGCGACGAGCTCAAGGCATTGAAGGAGAGAATCCTTGGATACCGCGACTGAAACGCCGGCCACCGAGGCCGAAGACGACGGCTTCGAATGGGCCATAGTCGAGATATTCGGCCATCGGCGGCACGCCGGCCGGATCCGTGAAGAAGAGAAGTTCGGCGCCAAGATGCTGCGCGTCGATGTCCCGACGATGGTTGCGCCGGAGGTTGCCGAGGCCGGGAAGCCCATCGAGTTCACTGTCGAGCGCTGGACCTCGCACTGGTACGGCGGCGCCTCAATCTTCTCGATGACGCTGACGGATGAAGCCAGCGTCATGAAGATCAACCGGCCTTACATCTCGCCGGCACGCTTCATCGCGCCACCGGACCGTAACGACAGCGAAGCCGCCGAAGACATGCCGGCGAGAGACGATCCCGAAATCCCGTGGTGATCGCCCGCAACCCTTCACGAATGGAGAACGTCATGATCACCGATCAGACCAAGACCGAATCCGTGCTGCCAAAAATCGCGGACACGATGCGGCTCAAGAAACGCCTCGAAGAGGTCAATGCAGCCATCGCGGGCATCGACGCCGGCGAGCCTATGCGGCTCGTCGTTGGCGCAAAACCGGTCCGTCTCAGCGATCAGGGGCAGGTCGAGATCATGTTTGAGGTCCGCGCCGACCTCGATCGGCACCAGCGCGAGATCGAGGAAGAGCTTAGCTGGAGGGCGAGCAGGTGACCGCAGCCTATCCGCTGACCTGGCCCGACAATATCCCGCGTTCGAAGGCGCGCGAGAAGGGGCAGTTCAAGACTCAGCTCACCGGCGCGCTCTACAACGTATCGAGTTCAATCTCCGCCTTCGCAAAGGACAGCGGAAAAGCCGTCAGCGGGTTGGTGATGTCTTCGAATGTGACGCTCGGGATGATGCGCCCCGAGGATCCTGGCGTCGCTGTCTGGTTCACCTGGGACGGAATGCAGGTCTGCATTCCCGTCGACCGATACCAGACCGTCGAAGCGAACCTGCAGGCGATCCATCACATCATCGAGGCGCGCCGCACCGAACTCAGGCACGGAACGCTCGCCTTGGTCAGGGCGACCTTCACCGGGTTTCTTGCGTTGCCGCCGGCAGGAAAGCGTAAGCGCTCATGGCGTGAAGTCTTTGGCTTTCATGACATTCAACTGCCTTCAAAGACGATGGTTGATCAGGCCTGGAAGGATCTGGCTCGAAAGGCGCACCCCGACGCCGGCGGCACCGACGCCGCGATGGCTGAACTCAATCAAGCCAGGGCGGAAGCCCTCAAAGAGATAGGTGGGTGATGCTGCACACGCCGATATCCAAGATTCAGCGCGATATCTCGCGCGCATGGGCGCTGGCCGAGCTCGATCGTCTCCGGGAGAGGGCGGCGGCCAAGCTGCTCGCCGATGCGAGACGGGACTGGCAAATCTACAGCCGGCTCGCCAACATCCCGAGGCCGGGGCCAAAGACGCCGGCACGCGAGATCATCGAACGCGTCGCGGCCTGGCACCTCGTCACCGTTGCCGAGATCATGTCGAGGTCGAGGCGCCAGCACGTCGTCGAGGCTCGTTTCGACGCCGTCGTGGCCGTCAAGCTGGTCCACCCGCATCTGAGCTTGCACGGCCTGGCCAGGATCTTCGACGGCCGCGACCACACCAGCATTTTGAACGCGCTGCAGAGGAGGGGGGTCTCATGCTCGCTCGCGAAGGCGTGACGCCGGCGACGGATGCCGACCTCGACGAGCTCGAGCGCCGGCTTTCCGCTTTCGCTTTCCCCTCGTTCGACCGCGATATCGTTGAGCGGGTGCTCCTGCGTCTCCGCGACGCTGAGGCGGCGCGGCCGGCGGCAACAATCCCGGCCCCGAAGCCGGTTGACGATCCCTTCGCGACGTCTTGGCGCAAGAACTGGAACGACGGCTGGAACGCTTGCGTCGCCGAAATGGTCGGAGGAACCACGAAATGCTGATCGTTCTTACGCCTGACGAGACCGCTGAATATGCGCAGAAGGGCAGGCTTCGCGGCTCGCGCGCTGGATGGGACGCGGCCGAGATGATTGTCGATGCAAGCGGCAATATCCTGAAGTCGAAGTTCGTCGAGGGGGACGCGCGGCCTTCAATGCACCAGTTCACCGGTGACGGCCCCAACGCCAAGGGCGCCGACAACTGCCAGATTTGCGGCCGCTGGATCGGCGAGATCGAGACGGACATCTGCCGCGATCGGCTGGCGCCGGCGCCGGCAGCAGAGCCGACTATCAAGGCGCTGGAGTGGAAGAAGTCAGCTCTTCTGACGATGTGGCAGAAGCAGCTTATCGTAAGGGTAACGGACACCGTGCTGGGGAGGTTCTCGGATTGCCAAGCTGAGGCCACTGTGTCCGGGCCGCTGCCGCCAGCATGGATGGGCCCTGATGGCGTCCACCATGAAGTGGCTGACGTTGAAGCCGGGATGGCCGCTGTAGAGGCGCACTATGAGCGCGTGATCCGGTCTGCGCTAGCCCACCCCGCTCCTACGCCTGTCTCAGCGCCTGAGGACTTCGAGAAGGATCAAGCGCGCGTCTGGGTAAAGCGCGTCCTTGCCGCGCAGGCCCGCCTCAATGCTGCCGTCTCTGCGCTCCCCGCCACAAGCCCAACGAAGACGGAGGAGAGCGGCAAGAACCGCACAGTTGTTGCCTTCGAGGCGGGCCGCCGGAGCGGTCTAGGTGAAGCGGCAGCGATGCTTGATGAAGACGCGCAAGAATACAATCGCATTCGCGACCCCGGCATGGCCAACCATTGCCGAGCACGCGCGAAACGTATTCGCGTTCTCGCCTCGAAGGCAAAGGAGGGCGAGTAGATGGCGAAGCTGAAGTTGACGCCGTCTATGCGCAAGGTTCTCGAAAACCTCAATGCTGGGCAGCGCTCCAATCATGGCTTCCCCGGCGGCAAGTCCGTCTCAGGCGGCTTGTCGGGCACAATGACCGGGCTATGCCGGCGCGGCTTCATCGATCTCCACTACAACATCACCGACGCAGGCCGCGCCGCGCTCGCCGCCCGCCGCGCAAGAGGGGGTGAGCATGGCTGACGTCAACGTCACACCCAAGATCCGCTGTGACAATTGCGGTCACACCGAAGACAAGATCGTCTTCGGCTCAGGTGGTACGCGGACGATTGCGCGGCCCAAGAGCTTCGGCTCCGCCAGGATGCAAGGAGGTCGATCGACCGACAGCTATGGCGGGCAGGAACGTCTCGAATTCGCTGATCTCTGCAAGGAATGCGCGAACGCCGCCCTTGATGCCGCTGCGGCGGCGCTGAAGGCCCGCCGAGGCGAAGACCATGGCTGACCACTCCCTCATCGAATGGACCGACGCCACCTGGAACCCGATCACCGGCTGTTCCGTGGTCTCGCCGGGCTGCACCAACTGCTACGCCATGAAGCTGGCCGGCACGCGGTTGAAGCACATTCCAAGCCGCGCCGGACTGACACGCGACAGCAAGGCCGGCCCGGTCTGGACCGGCGAGGTGCGCCTCAACGAGCAATGGCTCGACCAGCCCCTGCGCTGGACCAAGCCGCGCCGCATCTTCGTCTGCGCCCATGGCGACCTGTTCGCCGAGAATGTGCCTGACGAATGGATCGACAGGGTCTTCGCCGTCATGGCGCTGGCACCGCAACACACCTTCCAAGTCCTGACGAAGCGCCCCGCGCGGATGCGGACCTACATCAAAGGTCACCAGTCGAAGATCCCCTACCTCGGCCGGATGCCGCTCGAGCGCATTCATCTGGAAGCCGCAGACCACATGGAGGGCGATGGCGGATACATGGACACGCTGAAGAGTCACGGCGGCAACATCTACAGCCTCTATTGCTCTGTCCCCTGGCCGCTACCCAACGTCTGGCTGGGCGTCTCGACCGAAGACCAGGCACGCGCCGACGAACGCATTCCGGACCTTCTGGCGACGCCGGCTGCGGTGCGTTTCGTCTCGGCCGAGCCGCTGCTCGGGCCGATCGACACGCTGCTCACCACAGAGCGCGGCGATCTCGATGCTCTTCGCGGACTGGGTGTCCATGCCGACGAAGAGGGCCCTGACGACTGGTATCGAACTGCAATGCTCGATTGGGTCATCGTCGGCGGCGAAAGCGGCCAAGGCGCCCGCCCGATGCATCCCCAATGGGTTCGCTCGCTGCGCGACCAGTGCGCCGCCGCCGGCACCGCCTTCTTTTTCAAGCAGTGGGGAGAATGGGCTCCGAACATAGGTGCAGTCGATGGATGGACCATTGACGACAGTCCGGAGATCAGCCGCTTCGATCACCGCGAATGGGAAGACGGCCGCTGGAGCGAGCCGTTCCGGCCCATGTGGTGCGATTTCTCGGACGGCAATTACGACGAGGAGCAGTGCGTGTCGCGCATCGGCAAAAAGCGCGCCGGCCGGCTGCTCGACAGCGTCGAGCACAACGCCATGCCGGAGGTCGCGTGATGAAACGCGATCTCCCCATCCTCTTCTCATCTCCGATGGTCCGGGCGCTGCTCGACGACCGGAAAACGAAGACCCGACGCGTCGGCGACCAGACCGCGTTCCGAGACGGCCCCGATGGGATCGAGGTCTGGACCGGGTTCATGGGGTGGCAGGCCTTCGAATGGGCGAAGGCGAACCGCGGTGCCTGCGGGAAGGGGACGATGCCGCCCCACGTCGGCATCGACAGGCTGTGGGTCCGCGAGGCCTGGCGCACCGAAAGCCGGGCATATGACGATCTGGCGCCATCCGACATGGGCGGCGAGGAAACCGTCCTCTACGAAGCGGACGCCGAGTGGAAGCACAACAAGACCGTAGGGCGGCTGCGCCAAAGCATGCATATGCCGCGATGGGCGTCGCGCATCACGCTTATCGACATCGATGTGCGGGTGGAACGCCTGCAGGACATCACCGAGGCCGACGCGATCGCGGAAGGCTGCCCGGTGTCGACGATACCGGGAACAATAGGGCATCCCCTGTGCCAGGTCGGCTTCAACGAGATGGGCACGCCTATCTTCTGGTTTCGAAAGCTATGGAACGGCCTCAACGGCGAGCGCGGCTACGGTTGGGACGTCAATCCATGGGTGACAGTCACCACCTTCAAGGTTGAGCGCCAGAACATCGACCAGGTCGACGGCGATGTCTGATCGCATCCCCTGCATCAACCCGCGCTGCCGGCGGACGTTCAAGGCCGAGCGTAGTAGCGAGATCATCTGCGGTAAGTGCTTCCGGACCTTGCCGGAAGCTACGCGCAAGGAGCACCGCCGGCTCTGGCGGGAGCTCAGGAAGTGGGAGCGCCGCATCACGCGTGCTGGCGATGAACTCAAGGCGAGCAGGATCCGCAGGGTCCTTGATCGTCGATCGGCCCAACTCAACAGCCACTGGGACAGACATATCAAGCCGACATTCTTGATGCCTGAGAAGCCTGCAGGGCTCGACGCCTTTCTCGACGAGGTCGGCTTCCAAAGGGACCGGGTATGAAACCCATCCTGGTTCATCGCTATTCGTGGCGCGTCAACGAGGCCATCGAGGCCCTTCTCGGTGACACCGTTGGCGACGCCGCCGGCTGGCGGATGCGTGTCGAAGGCGACGAGCTCGTCATCGACATCGTGGCGCCACGATCCGAGGAAGCCGTTTCCAGGCCAGTTGGAACCGAAAATCCTAGCGTCGCCAAAGCGTTGGACCACGAATCGCATTCCTCCGATCAGGCCGCAAAAATTATCGTTGCGTCGCCGGAGCCCGAACAAACGGCTCAACCAGAACTCAAAGGTGGAGCCCTTGCCCGTTCCGCCGCCATCATGGGCGGCGAAAAGGGCTTCTGGATTTTCGCCGAAAAGAAGCATGGAGTCTTCCTGGCATCGGCCGACGATGCCCGCGCCTGGTTCTGTAAGACCTGCGCCATCAAAAGCCGTGCCGAGCTCGATCATGACGCCCGCGCCGCCGCGATATTCAAGCCGATCGAGAAGGCCTATCGGCTTCGGCTGGAAGGCTACGATTGATGATGAAGCGCAAGCGCTTGGTCATCGCGCCGCCGCCCGGCTTGGAACCCGAGCTCGCCAGGATCATCGAAGCCCTTGCGCGCAAGATGGCGCATGATGATTACTATGGCGTCACCGAGCCCGTAACGGATGAACCCGATGTCAAAACGCGCGGCGCTATACGCCCGGTATTCAAGCGATCTCCAGACTGACAGGTCCATCGAGGACCAGCTCAGTCTCTGCCGATCCTTTGCCGACAAGCAGGGCCACGACATCGTGGCCGAATTCCACGATCACGCGAAATCCGGGGCATCGATCATGGGGCGCGACGCCCTGCTGTCGATGATGGATGCGGCCCGCGATGGCACTTTCGATGTTCTCATCGTCGAGGCACTGGACCGCATTTCGCGCGATCAGGAGGACCTCGCCGGAATATTCAAGCGGCTGACCCACGAAGGCATCGAGATCTGCGCAGTCCACGACGGCCGCGCCGATATCATCCAGATCGGTATCCGGGGGCTCGTCGGCGCCTTGTTCCTCCAGGACCTCGCCCACAAGGTGAGGCGGGGGCTCGCCGGCGTCGTCCGCGATGGCCGCAACGCCGGTGGCAAAGCCTATGGCTACAAGCCGATATTGGGAAAGCCAGGCGAGCTCGAAATCGTGGAAGCCGAAGCCGCGGTGGTGCGGCGGATTTTCGAGGAATACGCCGCTGGGTCACCGCCGCGAGATATCGCGGGGCGTCTGAACCGCGACGGCATCGTGGCACCACGCGGCACCGATTGGCAGGCATCCACAATCAACGGCAACATGAAGCGCTTCAACGGGATCCTGCAGAACCCGATCTATGACGGTCGCATCGTCTGGAACCGCGTCTCGATGGTGAAGGATCCCGACACCGGACGGCGGATCTCACGCCCGAACCCTGAGACGGCCTGGCAGGAGGTACCGGCGCCGCATCTCAGGATCGTGCCGGCGGAGCTGTTCCAAGCCGTTGCCGAGGCCAAAAGCCTTTATCGCCCGTTCTCGAAGACGATGAAACGGAACCCGAAGCGGTTGCTGTCCGGACTATTGCGCTGCGGGGCCTGTGGCGGCGGGATGTCGATCCACGGCAAGATGGGCAGGGTGACCCGGATCAAGTGCACGAAGGCCACCGAGGCCCGGATCTGCGATAATCGCCGGCCATATGTGCTCGAGGATATCGAGGCCGGCGTGATTTCGGGACTGCAGCAGCGTCTCAGTGATCGGCGGGCTGTCGAATACTATGTCACGGTCTACAATGCCGAACAGCAGCGGCTGTCGGCAGGCGACGGCGCCGAACGGGAAAAGGCGGCGCAGCGTCTCGCCGCCGTCAACAAGTCGTTCCAGCGCGCCGCTGATCTTGCCATCGATGGTGTTCTCAGCGCTGAGGAAGCCAAGGTTCGGCTCGACGAGCTGCGTATCGAACGGGCCGAGATCGAGAAGAAGCTGGCGACGATGCCGGAGCCCCCGAACGTCGTCCAACTCAAGCCGGCGCTGATCAACCGCTACCTGCGGATTGTCGAGACGCTGTCCGCCGTTTTGCGTGCCAAGGACGAGCTGACGGATGATGCCAAGGCCATGGTTCGCGAGCTGATATCGAAAGTCACCGTCTTCCCGACGAGGAGCGGACAACCGCCCGAAATCGAGGTCGAAGGGTTTCTGTCGAAGTTTGTGGAAGATGCTCCGGCCCAGAATCTCAAAATTCGGGGTGGAGTGATGGTAGCGGGAAGTGGATTCGAACCACCGACCCCAGGATTATGATTCCCGTGCTCTAACCAACTGAGCTATCCCGCCAGGGTTGGAGAAGGCCCGAATTCACTGTCTCTGTGAGAGGCAGGCGTCGATGCGTTCGCCAAGGTTGGGCGGATATAATGTCTCGATGGCGAACCTGTCAAGCAGTGAGATCGGGCGTTTCGGGATAAATGTCCGAGGCGCCGGCTGACCTTTGGGCAACTGCCGGAAAGCGCTGTTCCGCTGTCTTCGCGCACGCGCCGGGCGCTTATGGCGCAACGCGCGGGGTTGAGTTGGCGAGGTGCCGGGACTATGTCTGCCGGCATAATTCTCCTTGGAAAGAGCCTGATGAAACCGCGTATTGCAGTCCTTGGATGCGGCTATTGGGGCGGTAACCACATCCGCACCCTGAAGTCGCTTGGCGCCCTCCATGCCGTCTCCGATGTCGATTCGGCGCGGGCCGAGCGTTTTGCCGGCGAACATGGCTGCATCGCGCTGACGCCGGACGAATTGTTCGCCCGCGACGATGTCGATGCGGTGGTCATGGCGCTGCCGCCGCAGTTCCACGCCGACTTCGCCGTGCGTGCCGTCGAAGCCGGCAAGGACGTGCTGGTCGAAAAGCCGATCGCACTGACCGTGCCCGACGCCGAGCGGGCCGTGAAGGCCGCGCGCGACAACGGCCGCGTCTTCATGACCGGCCATGTGCTGCGTTTCCACCCGGCCTTCGAAGGGCTCAAGGCGCTTGTCGACAAGGGCGAGCTCGGCGATGTCGGCTACATCCACTCGCATCGTCTCGGCCTCGGCAAGTTCCACGCCGAAAACGACGCGTTGTGGGATCTTGCGCCGCACGATCTGTCGATGATCCTGGCGATCACCGGCACGGCGCCGATCGAGGTGCGCGGCGAGGGCGCGGCCGTGCTCAATCACCTCAGCGATTTCGCCCATCTGCACATGCGCTTCCCCAATGGCCTGCGTGGGCACCTGTTTGCCTCGCGGCTCAATCCCTATCGCGAGCGCCGGCTGACCGTCGTCGGAACCAAGGGCATGGCGGTGTTCGACGACGTCGAGCCGCAGGAGCGCAAGCTCGCGCTCTACCGCCACGCCGTGTGGCAGGACGAGGGGCAGTGGACCTCGACGATGAACGAGCCGACCTACATTCCGATCGAGAACGCGATGCCGCTGACACGCGAGCTCGAGCACTTCATCCACTGCATCCAGACGCGCGAGGAGCCGCGCACCGGTGCCGACGAAGCGCTTGGCGTGCTCAGGATTCTCACGGCGGGCACGGTGACGCACGACTGA